CGCCGATGCCGAGAGCCTTGCTGATGCCGGAAACCTGCGAACCGATGGCCGAGCCGTTCAGGAAAGCGCCGAACGTCTCGGAAAGGCCCTCAAGCCCCTTGATGCTTCCGGTCAGGCCCTCAAGCGCGCCCAAGATGCCGCCCGTGGTGCCGCCAAGCGTCTTGCCGGCGATAAAGCCGCCGATGGTGTCGCCAAGGACCTGCGCAAAGCGTGTGCCCAGCACATCCTCGAGCTGCTCTCCGATGCTGTCACCGATGCCCGTGCTGATGAGCTTGGCAAGATCGGTCACTGAGTTGCGGGCGATCTTGGCTTCGACAAGGATTTCGTTACCTCGGGCGCTGTTCAAGAAGCGCTGCGCCGCACCGCCCAGCCCTAGCGCACCGGCTCCTACCGAAGCACCGTTGCCGAACGCCGCTGCAAAGCCGTTGTCGTTTGCGGCCCCACCATTGCGAATGCGGGCTGCACCCTGAGCAAAAGCGTCGGCCAAATCAGCGAGCGCATCTTTCGCAACACTGACGGTCTGCGCCGCCTTGTTCGTCTCGTCCGCCAGCGCCTTGTTCGCCCTGCCAAGCGGCGTGTTGGCCTGAAGCTCATCCCGGATGCCCCTGAAGGCCTCTCCGAAGATGTTTTCGAAGAGCCGTTGCCCTTGCAGGTCGCGAAGGGCTTGCCGGAAATCCCCGAAGAAATCGGTCGAGCGACCGCTCAGCAAATCGGTGAGCGAGCGCTGCACCGTGTCGATCACTTCGAGTTGTGCGGCGAACAGCTGTTGCTGCACCCGAAGCTCACGGGTCTTGGCCGCTTCGGCCCGAACGATCGCCTCGACCTCGGCGCGCTGCTCTTCGGTAACGCCGCCGATCTGCCGCTTCAGGCGCAAGACCTCTTGCAAGGCGACGGCCTCATCTTCCCGGCCTTGCGCGAGCAGCTGCTCAATCTCAAGGCGTTCCTCGCTCTCGCGCCGCAAGTCGTCGAAGGGACGGGTCAGCGCCGCTTGCACGGTCGCCTTGGCCTTCTCCGCATCGGCGATCAGAGCCTCGAAGTTGGCGGGCTTGCGCTCGCTGAGGTCGGAAATCAGCGCATCGAGCTGCCGCGTTGCCTGCGATGCCTGATCGATCAAACGGGGCTGCTCGTCGAACCGCTCGTTCAACCGGGCGATACTCTCCGCCGCCTGCTCGCCGAACGTGGCCAGCCGTTCCGCCTCCCGTGCCTGGCGCTTGGCTTCATCGCCACCGCGCGGCGTGCGAGATCTGTCAGGACGGATGAACTGGCGCAGAGCACTCTGGTCGCCTTCCAAGGCCCGCAGCGCGTCGCCGAACCGCTTCATGTTTTCAGTCTCGGCACCGAGGTTTGCGATCGCCGTTGCCGTCTCGGCGTAGATCGCCGCAGTCGTCTTGCCCGTGTCGACCGCTTCCTTCAGCGCATCGAGGGCCCCCTGCGTATCACCTGCAAGGGCCTGTCGCGCCGCGGCTGCTGAGATAGTCGGGCGCCGGACACTGCGGAACACGGTGCCGCCGAAACTTCCAGTGCCAGCCGATGCAATATCGACTTGGGTGGTCCGCCGTGCAGCACCCTGCAACGTGGTGCGCGCTTCATTCGCTGCAACCCGGGCCCGGACCTCGGCCAGCTGCAGCTGAGCCCGCGCGAGTATGACCGCCTGATTGGTCTGGTCCTTCATCCTGCCGGTCGTCAGATCGATGACATCGCCGAGGATGCTCTGAGCCGAGGCCATGCCGTCACTCGCGAACCGGGCCTGATCGAGCGCCTTGCTCATCTTGTCGCTGGCCTCACCCGCCTCGAACAGCCTGCCGATGAAGGGTGAAACGACGATCGCGGCCGAGGTGAGTGCCAACCCCCAAGGCCCACCGAGGAAGGCAGCTAGGCGGCTGGTGCCTCCCGTCATCGTCTGCAACGCCTGGATAACCTGACCCGACTGCGCCGCGAAAATCTGGGTGGCGCTCGCTCCAAGGGCGAATTGCGTCGCCACGTCATTCAGCTGAAACGAGAGCTGTTGCAATCCCTGCCGCTGTTGCCCCGATACCGAGGTGCCGCGTCGGTTCGCTGCCGTGACCGCATCCGACGCGCTGGCGACCTGATTTAGCTCAGCCTGCACGCGGTCGAGAAGAGAGAGCTGCTCAAGCATCTCGCGCGACGAGCGTTCCTGCGCGTTCGCATACTCGAAGGCCGCACGGGTCGACCGGGAGAGCGAGGCGTCAAAGCTCCCGCTGGCCTGTGCTGCTCGCCGGGTCGCCTCGGCAACCTGTCTCGCCGCTGCAGCGACCTCCTGCTGAGCCTGCGCTGCCCGGCGAAGCTCATCAACCCCTAGGTCTAGGCTGCCGCCACTGGTGCGAGGTCGTGTCAGAGCCGCGTCGAGCGCCGCCTTCACCCCCTGAAACTCGCGCTTGGCGGCCTGCGCAGCCCGCTGCGCATCGCTCTGAAAGCGTTGAAGCGCGGTGCTATCGCGGTATTCGGCTCGCAAAAAAATCGGAAAAACAGATGATTGTGACATTCTCTTCTTTCCGTTTCTCCAAATAAAGAGGGGGCCACTTTCGTGACCCCCTCCGGGTTGCTTAGTGGCTGACTGCCTAGGCAAGCCTGCCGAGCCTCAACTCGCCATGCCTTGCCCCGCCATGCCTTGCCCTACTAGGACGCGCCGAGCCTAACCTCGCCTGCCATGCCTCACCCAGCCGCGCCACGCCCGGCCGAGCCCTGCCGAGCCTAGCCCTGCCACGCCTGCCATGTTTCGAGCCCTATTCATTGGCGGCCCGAGCCTCGTCGATCGCGGCGAAAACCTTCGCCAGTTCGACAAGCTCTGCGTAGCGAACCCGCCACGCTTCCAATTCCTTCAGCGCCCCAGCGAGCACCTGTTGACGAAGATCGGGGTCAGCCATCGCGTGCGAAACGCTCGTATAGGAGCGGTCCTCATCGCGCTTCACCGAGACGAACGCCCGGATCGGCCTTTCTTCTTCCTGCCGCTCGACGATGACCTCAATCGACCGGATCAAGTAGCTTGCCTGCTCGACCCGCCAGTTTTCGGCAGCCGTTGCGTCATCCCACTCGAAAGCCGGATGCAGAGGCGATGACGGGTCGCGAGCACTCTCGACAAGATCAGGGGCGAGCAGCCGTCCATTCTGAGCAACTCGGACCCGCTCGATTTCTTCGCCAGCGGCTTGCGGGTCAATGCTGACCCGCGCGCCTTCTTTCCACTTGTAGATCATCACTCGCCACCCCCGACATGAAAGCGGCCATAGGAACCGTTGCGCTCCGGTCGCCACTCGCCAATGCCGATGGCGAAGCCCGCCGTGTTAAGCAGGTTTGCGATCTGCTCGGCACTGATGACGCCAGCGTTGAACTTGATGTCGACCGGAATTTTCCACTGCGGGAACTCCGGACGATAGCGAATGTCAGCGGTGCCCATACCGACCCGCACCATGTCCTCGCGAGGGCGAGGGTCGCCGATTACCGACAACATCTCGCAGTCGATGTGAAAGGCCCCGCGAGCCTCGGTCATTTTCATGTCCACGAACCGGCAGGCCGACACCATCGCCGCCTTCACCCCAATGGCCGGGAAGCCGTAGCCCCCCGTTTCCGTGCGATAGAAGCAAGCCTCGTAATCGGCCTCAGGGTCTTTCGCCTCCTTGGCCTTGGTCGCCTTCTTCATCTGCTTGTCGAGCATCTGGCGCTTGGCCTTCTCGGACCAAGCGTGGACGATCAGCGGGCTATCGCCCACCAGCATGAGCGAAAGCGTCTGAATCTTCAGAGCGGGAAGCTCAATGGTCTTGGAGGCCGCCATCATGCGCCTCCCTTGCGGAGCGCGCAAAGCGCGGTATTGGTCACGTCAGCCATAACGATCTCCTGTTGATCGGATTGGTTAGGGCCGGACAAGAGCACCACCTCTTGATCCGGCCCGCCTTTTATGGCATCACAATTTCATCATGTCAATTACTGGTGTCACAAAAAAGCGTGGTCGGCCTGCAACTGGGGTTAATACCCCGATCACCGTGCGCGTCGACAGCGCCTTACTTGCCAGCATTGATGCTTGGCGGGGCGCTCAACCCGACAGTCCAAATCGACCTGAGGCAATCCGCAGGATAGTCAGCAAGGCGTTCGACTAAAGCCGTTCAAGCGCCGCCTCATTGCAGCTCGTGGCCGCAGCTATCCGCCAACGCTGGTATTTTTCGCGGTTCTCATCAGACAGGTATGCGTCTCTGATCCGCGTCTCGAATTCGCAGGCTTGATCGCTTGTCACCCCGCTCTCGCGAGCGATGCGATACTCAGCCTCAGCTTTTTCACCTGCACTCTGCCCGCAACCAGCGAGCAATATGGCGGCGACAAGAATGACCCTTTTCATGGCCGCCGCCATACCACAGAGGCCCCTGACGGCCTAGACCCCTCGCAATTCGGCCGTCGCCTGCTGCGCCGCCTGAAACGCGCGCTGTCGGACATTGACGCGGACCTTGCGACTGGTGCGCGGGATGCCAACGAACACGACGACCAGTTCGGCAGTCCTGTCACCCTTGCGCGGGCGGCCCGACTTCGTGAGCGATCGCGGCCTGCCACCGCGCGCACCGACCTCGCTGACGCCGACATTGCGGACGACCAGCAACGGGTTGCCGCTGCTGCCACGGATCCGGAACAGCGGGCCTAGCTTGGCCTCCATGCCGCTCGACTTCCAATCGGCCGGAACCAGACGGCGGCGGCCCTTGCCCTTGCCGACCAGACGCTGCGCTTGATCAGTCGGGAAGTAGAGCCAGCGCCCCTTCTTCGGGGTAATTTCCGCGCCCTCGGTGTAGGAGATGATCGCACCGACAGTGCGCGGCGCCTTGGTGCGGATATAGACGATGCCCGATGCCCGGCTGACACCGCCGCGGCGATAGATCGTGCCGCCGCGCGCCTTATCCGATGTGCTGGTGATCGCCTGACCGAGCCGGCCCAGACCGGCACCAGCCATATCTTGCCGGACCTGCGATTTCAGCTTGGTCGCGGCCCGGTCGCTGACATCAAGAATGAGCCGGTCGGCGAGCTTCTTCAACTCGCCGCCCAGCGTGACGAAGCCGCCCGGTGGAATCTCGATCCGATAATCAAGCGGCACCGGGCTGCTTCCTCGCCTTGTGTTCGACCTGGCTGATGATCGCGAATGCCTGCTTCAGCTTGTAGGGCTGTTCCAGCAGCGGCTTCCCGTCAGGCCAGATCGTGCCCATCATGCTGACACAGGACTGTCGGATGCTGACGAGCTCGAGCCATTCTCCGCTTCCGAGGTCGCAGGGGCGCTCGATGCAGACCGGGCTGGGGTCGTTTGGCGGCCAGAAGATTGCTTGCTCGCCGACGACTTCGGGGCAGAAGACCCGGAGCGCGGCGACGATGAGTTTTTTTCCTCATCCCCGGTGATGCGGAAGGCCATGAAAGCCTGCACCTCGACCTCGGCAACAGCCACATCGACGGGCACACCGTGCTCGGCTGCAAAAGCACCCAGCGCCTCATAGACGGCTTCAACCGATTCCTCGGTGAGCACGGGCCCGGCCTTCTTCAGCTTCACCGGCAGGCTGGTGGCGGTCAGGAACATCCGCATCAGCAGGCGGGGCATCATCACCGAATGCCAGTGGTTCTGGGCCAGCATCTTGCGCACGGCGGCGCTTTCTTCGCAGACCTGATCGACCATGGCATCAAGCGCGGCCGCATCGGCTTCGGGGAAGTCCAGTTTGGGCTTCGGCGGAAGCTCAGGCTCGTCGTCGCCTTCATGCGCGCTGACGATCTCGGCTACGATCGCCTCATGCTTCTGCATCGCCGACTGATACTCGTCGACAGCCGCCCAGTAGGCGGTGAGCTTGGTGATGTTCTGCTCTAGGCCCTCGGAATCGAACTCGGCGCGGAGCTGTTCAATGATCGCCTCGCGAACAGCTTCCTTGGGGTGGTGGCGCAGGCCCGCCTCAATAACGAGGTTGGGATAGCGATGTTTGTCGAGCACGGTGGCATGACGGAACGTGAAGGTCGGAGCGCCTTCAATTTCCGCCATGCACGCCGGCGTGAACGTCTCGGTGGACGCGGTTACGGGGATGGACATGGGGGATGGTCCTTTGGGTCAGAGGGTCAGGTGTAGAACGGGAAGCTGATCGCCACCGCGCCGGTCGAGCCGTCGATGAAGGCGTCCACCTGCTCGGTGACGAACTCGCCGCCCAGATCGGGGTTGCTGAAGTTCAGGCGAGCCTGCGGGACACAGAACGACACCGACCGGCCGGCGACATTGCCGTAGTGCAGCATGATCGGCACATAGCCCTGCGCCGCAGCAAGCGCGGTGCGATCCTGCGTGGTCAGCGTCACGGTCTGAAGGTTCATCGAGACGCTGCGCTGCGTCCGCACGATCTGCCCCGGGTCGTTGCCACCGGCCTTGTTCGGGTTCGGCGGGAAGGCGACCTGGATGCCGTGATCGTAGCTCAGGCTGGAACCGGGCACATAGACCCCGTTGAGTGCCAGCTTGCCGTCGCGCACCGGAGGAATGGCCCCGGCAGCGGGAGTGAGTGGCGCGCTTTCATCGACCTCGCGAACCGTGGCGTCATCGCCGACGATGCCTGCCGACATCGTGGGGAAGCTGACATCGCCGCGGTTGGCGGTCGGGAAGTTCATCGACAGCGTGGACAGGATGCCGTTCTGCGACTGGTAGCGCTTGCGATCATGCCAGCGGTCGAACGTCAGCCACAGCGGGTTCGCCAGACCGTTGAGGCGATAGACGAGCTGCGGCGGGATGGTAAAGTTGCCGGTGGGCACCAAAGCCAGCTTCTCGCCGAGTGTGGCGGTCTTGGTGGTGCCGTTATAGGCCACGATAGTCGAACACGACTTGAAGCCGGAACCGCCGTTGACGCCAGCGAACTGGATAACCATGCCGACATAAAAGCCGTCGACAGCGGATGCGGTGGCGTCCAGCACGACAGTAGTTGTCGCACCGGTATTGACGCCGCCCACAGCCAAGGCTGCCGAAACCTTGCCCGCGAACACGATCTCGTCGAAGCCGGCAGCGCGCAGCAGCCGCCCCATGCCATAGACACCAGCCGAGGGCGGGGCCGAGCCGCCCGGCCCGCGCATCATCATGTCGAACGTAAGGCCAGGCGCGCGGCCGAATACACCGTCGCCGACTGCATGGATCGTGCCTGTGTATTCAGGGTTGGCCGTGGTGAATACCTCACCGGCATTGGCGACGTTTGCCACCGGCAGCAAGTCGCCCGGGGTCGAGATCGTTGCGCGGGTGACGGAATCGGCCTGCACCGCGATGGCGACACTGGTTTTGGTGGTCAGAAAATCCGACATCAGTTGGCTCCTTCTTCATCGGGCTCAGCCTTCTCGGCGGCCTTGTTTTTCGCAGGGGCGGGCTTCGTCTCTTCGATGACGATGCAGCCGTATTCGGGGGTGTCGACGCGCACGTCTTCACCCGCCGCGTTCTTCTCGACGCGGGCCATGGGCAGTCCTTTCGTGTTTGGGGTTCAGTAGAGCAGAGCGGACCAGTCGCCCGGTGCGGTGCAGAACTGCACACGGTTCTCGAGCACGATGGCGGCGTAATCACGCGCCTCGGTTTCCTCGTCGCCGTAGCCGACAGGGCGAATGTCTTGGATCTGGCCGCCCAGCGTCGGGTCGGCAGCGAAAGCGGCGACGGCGGCGACCATCATCGCCTCGGCATCGTCGCGACTTTCGGCAGCGAAGCTGAAGAAGAACGACGCCTCATGCGTCTCGGTGCCACCCGCCATGTATTCGGCGCGCGTGATCTCAACGGACCCGGCTTGCTGGATCAGCACGAACGGTATGTCACCGGGCAGAGCTGCATCATCCTCGTCGCGATATTCCAGCGCGGTGTAGCCCAGCGATGTGATCTTGGCCGCGAGCAAGGCGCGGACCTCAAGACGGGCGCTCATGTCAGACGACCAGCTTCGGCACGATCAGCCAGTAATGGCCGGTTTCGTCGGTCTTCACGGTGCCGGGGCGATAGGTCAGGCCCGGGCGCTTTGGCAGTTGCATCCGCACCGTGCTGCCAGGCGCGGCGGGGAGCAGGGACTTGCGGATCTCGACCATCATCTCCTGATCGACCATCTGGCCCGCACCAATATCGCGCGCACCATCAGCATAGTTGACCATGGCATTGATGCTCAGGATCGCACCAGTGGCGGTGACATAGGTGATCGTCTCGCCGAGCGTGTCGTCGCACTTGGCGAAGAGTTCGGGCGAGAGGGCTTCAAGCTCGGTCATCGGGTTTCCTTGTCAGAGGGGCGCGAGGATTGCTCCCCGCGCCCCTGCTGCTCACTTGCCCTTCTTGGCCGGGGCCGCGGGCGGCGGTGCCTCGGGCTCGGCGGGCGGCGCATCGTCAGCCGGCTCGTCGGGCGCATCGGGCTCGTCGGCGGCAGGATCATCCTGACCATCGCCGACCGGCGCGCCCGTCATCTCGGCGAGCGCTGCGGCATCGTCGGCGAGTTCGCTGTCATCGGCGACTTCGGCAATTGCGACGGCCTTGCCACCGTCAATGTAGGGCTGAACCAGCTCGGCGGGCAGTTCGCCCTCGTCGCCGGTATTGAACACGTTCATCTGGCCGTTGAAGATGACGAACGTGGAAAGTGCCTGGAACTTCATGGGGACAGTCCTTTCGAACAGAGAAAGGCCCGGCCGACACAAAGCCGACCGGGCCTAACTCATCAGGTGTTGGTGCCGCGCAGCAGCACCTCGGGGCGCGTGACCATGTGGAGCGGGTAGGAGTAGATCTCCGGCTGCACCCACATATTGCGCTTCTCGTCGCGCACCAGCCACGAATAGATCGGACGACCGATGGTGTTCACGGTGTCGAACGTCTCGCCCGGGCCGTTGATACGGCGGTAGAGGCCGGGCACGCCGAGCACGATGAACTGCACTTCGCCGGTCTGGACCGCCACAGTGCTGTTGTCGTCGGTGCCCTTGTAGTTCACCCATTCGATCCCGGCGAAGCGGAAGGTTTCGAACGCGGTGTTCTCGCGCAGGGCGGCGGCGGCTTCCCAGTTCTTGTAGGTCACACGCACATCGGGGTGGTTGACGAACTGGTCGTAGAAGGTGTCGCCGCACAGCGCCATGATGCGGACGCCGGGGGTGAACGATGCACCCAAAGCGCGCGCGATAACGCGGGTGACGCTGTTGGAGATCAGCGAACGCAGCACGCCTTCGGTCGGGTTGGTCGCATCAAGGTTGAAGTCGATGGCGGCCGGCTGCGAGATGCCGAACTCGGTGAAGTAGTTGTAGAGCGTCGAGCCATCGGTATCGAGCAGGATACCGCGGATCGCACCGAGACGGTGCATCTCCATGGTCGTCTCATGCTCCATCAGCAGCTTCGCCTGCTTCTGGGCGATGATCTGGGCGGCGGTCTGAAGCTCAGACTCGGTGCCGAACGCGCGGATGTTGGCGATCTCGCGGGCGAAGACCTGATCCGACTTGGCGACACGCGGGATGACGAAGCTGCGCAGCTTTGCCTTCTCGGTGGTGCCCATCGGCGGTTCGGTGCCGCGCTGCGAGGTCTTGATCGGGGTCAGGATGTGATCCTTGCGCTCGATCGTCACGGTGTCGGTGGCAACACCTTCGCCGTTGCCGAAGATGCCCAGCGAGCCGAGGAAGCTCGGAACGGTCGGCATCTTCTCGACCGCAGCCGTCATCGACTGAAGGCTGAAGGCGTCATCATCGAAGATATTCATGTGCATGGCAGGATTCCTTTGCTGTCAGCCGCCGATCAGACGGCCTTGATCCCGAGGGTGAGAAGCTGCGCGATCGCGGCGGCCTGTTCGGTCGCGTCGATCCCGGCAGCCCAAACGAGGTCGTTCTTGTTCACGGTGGCCGGGCCGCGCAGCAGCGCTCGCGAGGTCAGATCGCCAGTGGTGGCATCGGCGGCGGGCACCAGGATGCCCGCGACGGTGCGGCGGCCATCATCGGTCCCGGCATTGTCGTAGGCGACAAACTTGCCCGACGCGGTGATCTTGCCGAGCACGGTGCAGGCAGAGAGGTTCTGGCCGGAAAGAACGGTGATGGCGTCGATGTGGTAGCCGGGGCTCATGGCGAGTTCGCCGATGAATTCGCCCTCATGCTTGCCTTCGGTAAGAGTCGGCATTGCTTATTCCTTTCGTGCTTGAAGCCGCGATCAGACGGCCTTGTTGTTGGGTCCGAAGACCTTCGCCGTGGCGAAGGCCCACACATCTTCGGCCTTGCTGGCCGGATTGCTGTTGGGGGTGGTGGTGTTGGCTTCGATGCCCGAGGGGGCGTTGTCCTTCAGCGCCGCCTGCATTTCGGCGCGGGCGCCCGCTTCCGGGTCGGCCGGGGCAGCAGGCTTCAGGTCGGCGAGGATCGTGATGATCTCGTCGGCGCTGAGCTTGTCGTTGGCGAGAAGGGTCTTGGCCTGCGCCTCGCGGCCGGCAAAGTGCTCGCTCGACATGACGGCAATGGCACGATCGGTCGCGGCCTTGGCCTTGTCGTCGTCCATGTATTCTTCTTCGCCGTCCTTCTTGGACTTCTTCTTCTTGTCCATCATCTCGGCGTCATCCTCGTCGTCCTCGGCTTCCGCGTCGGGCTTGGGGGTATTACCGGCATTGGCGGCGGGCGCGGCGGCGTTCGCGGCCGGTGCCAGCGAGGCGGCGATCGCGGCCTTCTGATCGTCGGTCATCTCGGCGAGCAGTTCATCGGTGGTCAGCTTGGAGACGCCGGCATTACGCACGATCGCCTTCCGCAGCCCCTTCGAGGCTTCGGTCATAGTCGTTCCTTTCGGGTTGTGGGTGGGCGCAGGTGCGTCCGGTTATCGCGCCATCGCGGCGACGGCTTCGAAGATGGCGTCAGGCGTGTCGACGCCATCGACAAGGTTCATGGAAAGGGCATCCCGGCCGGTAAACCAGTCACCCTCAAGCGCCTTCACATCAGCGGCATCCTCGCCGCGGCATTCGGCAACATGGGCGCAGAAGATGTCCCAGGTCTGATCGACCCAGCCTTGCAGCTTGGAGAACGTCTCATCATCGGCGACCTCATAGGGTCCGCCGCGGGCCTTGCGCTCACCGGCGCGGATCATCGTGACCTCAATGCCGTTCTTCGACAGGCCCTTGGTCATGTCGACCTGCATGGTCCAGACGCCGATGGAGCCGACGATCCCGGTTTCGGTGGTCATCACGGCATCACAGGCGCAGGCGATGGCATAGGCCGCAGAGCAGGCCATTTCGTTGGCAAAGGCGACGATCGGCTTACCGCCGCTCCGCGCTCCCATGGTGCGCAGCTTGCGGGCAAAATCGAAACAGCCAGCAACCTCGCCACCGGGGCTGTCGATGTCGAGCAGGATCGCGCCGACATCCTCGTTGTCTTGGGCATCAGCGACAATGCGCTCAATGCAGTCGTAACCCACGAGGCCGCAGTAGGGCTCGACGCCGCCGAGCTTGTGGACGAGCGATCCGTTGATGTTGATGGTCGCTACCCCTCGGCGGACCTCATACATATCGCGGGCCGTCTTGGGTTTTGACCAGTAGTAGTCATCATCCATCGCCATCTGGCGCATCTGCGCCGCACCGAGCGAACGACCATCAATCGTATCCAGCTTGGCGATGCCGAGCCGGTCGACCAGCGCTGCGCACAGCATCTCGGCCTTCTCGGGGCGCAGCATGAGTGGGGCGTTGAACAGCCTAGAGCTTACATGCGCAAACCTGCTCATCCCTCAGCCCCTTCCGGTTGGGCACCGCGGCGGCGGCGCTCACTCTCATTCGGCTGTCCATCGCCGTCGCGGTCATCAGCCGTGCCACCGCCCTCGCTTTCGCCATCAGCGCCAGCAGCGGCAGCCTTGACGTTGCGGTTGACCGGCGCGAGGCCGCGGCGCTCGCGCTCTTGGATATACCAAGCCTCCTCGGCCAATACGTCGCTCGGATCTCGCCCATTCTCAAGGATCGACTCGACGACTGACTTTCTGCCAGCGGCTTCATCAAGATTGTTGGCGTCGGCTTCCTTTTTGGGATCCACCGAGCCCCGTCCGGGACCAATCCATTCCGCCATGCAGATCGCAGTCTTGTTCCGGTAGAAGTTGGCGGGGCCGCCCGGCACCTTCACATCGCCGTTGGCGACCTCCCATTCCAGCCATGCGGAGTAAATCGGGGTCAGGAGGTGTTGGCAGAAGAAGACGCGATCCTGCTTGAGCCCGCGCCAGATTTCATTGAGCAGCGTGCGGGCGCTGCTGTAATTGATGCCGGCATAGTCCTGCGAAATCTGCGGGTAGCTGATGCCGAGCGAGCTGGCGACCTTCTGCAAGATAAAGCGGGCAAAGTCGGGATAGTTGCTGTTCGGATGCGAGGCATCCGGCGTCACCACATCCTCGTCGGGATAGAGGTGATTGACCTGCGCCCCATCGACTACGATCGGGTTCTTCTTGCGCTGATCGACGTAGGCTGAAATCCACGGATCGACCTGCTTCACGCCACCTGAGGGCGCCAGCGAGGCCGCGATGTCCTCGGACGTGCCCGGCGCCTTGATGAAGAGCGAGAAGATCGCGGATTTCAGCGCGGCATTGACCTCGGCGCGGTCGACGCGATCAAGCATCTTGGCTGGCAGCATGACCTCGGCGAGCTTGCTGATGCCGATATTCTGCTCGATCCGACGCGGCGAGAACACATGGACGAAGCGCGCGCGTCCGGTCCGGCCCTCCGCAGGAACGAAGGTGTAGCGCGTGCCCTCGAAGTTCTGAAGCGGGTCGTTGGGGTGTCCGTTGCGAACCCAGTAACCGATCGGCGCACCGTTGGCATCAAAGGCGATGCCGTCGCGCAGGCGTGGCGATTCAGCCGCCTTCATCTCAGGTGGCGTTTCGATGCGTTCCGGCTCGACGAGCAGCACCGCTGTCGGGTTGCGGATGCCGCGGTCGAGATCGCGGATTTCCACCGCCGCGCTGCCGTCGCGCACATAGGTCAGATAGGCCAAGCGGGCCTGCGCGCCGAAGGTCAGCTTCTTGCGAACATCGTTGCGGTGGTGGATGTCGTTTGCCCAGACCTTGAACCGCTCCTGCACATCGGCGGTCCAGCCCATGCGCCACTCATAGTCCCGATTGAGCAGCACATGGGAGGGCTGGGCGCTGAGCCGGATGTTCTCGCCGATGACGGACTCGACGCGCCGATCAAGCCCGCCATTCACCCAGCCGTTGTTTTCATCAAGGCTGCGCGCCCGGCCGGTGACGGTTTCCCAGTCGTTTCGGTAGGACGATCCGGCGAAGTCGATTTGCGGGCGCCAACCCGACATCTCGGATAGGTCGTGGCGCGCAGCATCGCGCTTGCTGTATCCGAGAAAGCTGGACGCCATCGGCTTCAACCCGAGTTCTGCGAGTCCGCTCTGCGCCGGAACAGTGCCGTCGCTGAGAACCCTGATGCGAGGCTTACCCATCAGTCGCTCCACCTCAGCGAGATTGCGCTTCGGCGCGGTTCGACACACATGCCGGCAGCAACCTGCGCGGCGTAGAGTTCGCTCTCGAGCTGCCGGATGTGCGTTGTGAACTCACTCAGCGAGAACGCCGAATACCGGACGCGGCGACCATCGCGCCAGACATCCTCGACCTGCTTACCCGAAGCGGCGAGGGCGCGCGCGGCGCGGGCCTGGCCAAGCTCGGTTTCGATGCGGGCGACGGCTTCAGCGGGGGTTTCACTCATCGCTCTTCACTCCGCTGTTCGCCTCAATCGACAGCCCCCACTGCTGCCAAGCGCGCGCCTTCACCGTGTTTTCGGTGCAGATCCGCACATCCTCGGGCAGCACGGTCACGACTTCGGGCAGGTCATCCATGACGGGCAGCGCACTTCCTCCTTCATCGACCCCGGAGCCTTGACCGGAGGCGGGGGCGTCGGTTCTGGGGGCGGGACATCTGCGCACGCCGCCAGCAGCAATGAAGCGCTCGGAAGCAGGCATTTCAGCAGCAAGTTCGGCAGTCTCATCAGCGTCAGCCTTCTCAGTTGCAGCGGTGTTCGCCTTGGCGATACGCTGGCTTTCGGCGCGGGCGGCATCGCGCTGTGCAAGCAGTTTCTTGTTCGCGGTCGCCAGATCATCGTTCTCGGCGATCAGGCCCTTGGGGCCAATCATGCCGATCAGGGGCAGGTCGATGCGCAATCCGTCGATGCGGATGGTCTGAAAGGTCAGCAGCCCCAGCAGCACCGCCACCACGATCAGCGCGTTGGCGATGATGAAGTCCTTGACGCGAGCGATCATTCGCCAGTCCCCTTACTGCCAAGGCTGGCCTCATTGTCCCCGAGCTTGAGGCGCACGTAATCCGCGTTGAGGATCACCGCGCCGAGGATCAGCGCCAGCCACGCCTGCAACCCGCTGATGTAGCGCATCCGCTCGGTCAGAAAGCCGAGCAGCGCCGCAGCGCCTTCACCATCTTCGGCGAAGCGGTGTGAAGCGTGATCTGCGGCGAAGGTGATCGCCCAGTTCTCACCCGAAAGGCTTATCATCCCGGCGAGGAACGCGACCGTCACCAGACTGCGGATTTGCGGCCGGGTGAGATTGGCGATCGAGGTCAGCGCATTCCACAGCAGCCGGAACGGCAGACCGAGCAGATGCAGCACCTTTGATGCAACGTCCGCGCGGCTCATGCGCCGATCTCGCGAGAGAACCGCACCATCGCGTCGGCCAGTTTCTCGTCATAGCGGTTCTTGGCGAACGCAGGGCCGTTGTAGCCGCGTGCGAAAGCGCGGTTGGCTGCGGCGTTGGTCGAGAGCAACTTCATCGCAGGGATCAGCCGGTTGACGCGGATAAACGCCGCCAGCGCGCGGTAGTGCCCGGCCTCGCTTTCACGCATCGACCAGGCGAATTCGAACACGCTGGGGTAGCCAAGCGACTTCCAGTGCGCGCCCATGATCTGAAACATACCCCATGAGCAGCTTTCGAAGGCGGCCACAGGATCGCGGGTGCAGCCCTCGAGCAGCTTCTCCCAGCTATCGTTGACACCATCCTTGTCGGCGTCGAGCGTGTAGCCGCCCGGGTCAGGGAAGGCGACCCATTGACCGGGTAGCGCAGAGGTCAGTTTCACGCCGATGCGGCGAAAAAACCAGTGCCGCTCCCAGAGCAGCTTCGGATGGCCGGTCGGGAGAAAGCCACCGCCAGCAGATTCCACGGCCGCCACGGAGCGCACCTGTGCGGTCGAAACGCCAAGCACCCGGGCGATGCCGGCAACTTCCGAAGGCATGATCGGCAGGGCCTGCCGGTTGGCGAACAGGGTGTAGAGCGCGTCACGGGTTGCTGGCCCCACGGCACCATCCACGGCCAGCCGCGCACCCTTGCTGTTGAGGAACTGCTGAAGCGCGATGCGATTGCTCTGGCTCATCCCTCTTCCCTTCCATGAACCTTGAAGTCGCGCTCGTCGTTCTTGTCGACTTGAGCCTTCAAGTCCTTCAGCCGCTCATTCGTGTCAGCCTTGTAGAGATCCAGTTTCTCGGAGAGATGCTTGATCTCGAGCAGTGCCTGCCTGCTGTTTTCTGCGGCGGTATAGGTCAGGCTGAAAAACCAGATCGTCCCAGCGCCAACCAGCGTGGCGAATACACCTGCGAACCACTGCGCCGCGCGCGACAGGCAAAGAGCCAGCTTGCCGTCTTGGCGCGTGAAGAACACCGGGGGATTGCTCATGCTTCGAAGTTCCGTCCGGTTTGCGACATTTTCGGGTTCCAGTTCTGTCAGTCATTGAGAGCTGCGAAGGCGTCGAAGATATTCGGGCCCTCGGCAGGCGCGCTTTCTTCGGCCTGCTTGCTCAGTGAAATCGGTGTCGCCCAAGCCGGGCGGCTGTTCTTCCAGTCTATGTCGGCCCGGTCGGGCGCGAGCAGTTGGCGCCCCGCCTCGGCGTAAGCGTGGCAGTTGCCAGCGATGAAGCTCTTGCCATTGCGGCGACAGATCAGCGTCCCGTTTGGCACCGTCACGCAATAGACCATGCCGTGATACTGGACCGTCTCGCCCAGAAACCGTCGCTTGCCGCCCACGCTCGTATCAAGAGCGGCGGTAGCGGATTTGCATTCGGAGACATGATACTGGTCTAGGCACTCACCGTCAGCCCTGCCGATCTTGCACGGCTTCCCGCCACGACGCACCTTGATGTTTGCAGCGCAGCCAATCTTGATGAAAAGCTCCTGCATATCGTCAGCCAGTTGCCTGCTCACGGTGGCGTAAGTGCGATGCACCCTTTGGCCCGCCTTGGTCTGACTCCAGCCATCGCCAGCGATTGCGGCATCAATGAACGCGGAAATGATTTCCGGCTCGGCCGATTTGATCCATTGCGGCACCCTCTTGAACGCAGCACCGGCGCCGCAGTCCTGCAAGAAGTCGTGCAGTTGCGCAGACGACGCAGTGAAAAGCACGCCTTCGCCGCGGCGAGACTCAACAAAATGCCAAGGCAGTGCCGCCAAGACCGCGCGGATCATATCGGCCTTTGGGCCCTCGTTCTGGTAGATCAGAACACGGCGGCGCATATTACCCTGCGTTTTGCTGCGATACTGCGCCAGACAACCCTCAGCGACAAACCATCCTGTCAGAGCGGCAAGCGCTTTCGCGTCGACATCGACACTCTTAGAGACGGCGCGCCCCTGTGCGCTGATAAACTTAGGCACAGTGATCTGTTCAACTTGCGATCCGCGCCACTTCGCCGACATCAGCAGCGAATGCCTGATGGTCAAATCTTTCGCCAAGGTGATCTGGGGCTCGACATCAAAGTTCCAGCCCTGCTTTGACTGATCCCATTCGGGCTTCATCGTCACCATGCGGTGATTGGGCGTCACCAGAATGTCGATGCGGCGACCGGCCAGCTTCACCATGTCGCCGCTATGGCGACGGGCGATGTATTCTGTCGGCCATTGATATTCGATTTCACGACTCTTCAGATTGACCGTTGCGACACGGCAAGCCCGATCAAGCTCAGGGAACGGAACCCAGCCGTTTTCAGTGAGGATTTCCGTTTCCATATCAAAGCAATCCAAAGTCTCGTTCGGGCCGTTGCGGACCCATTTGCCGTCGATCAGCGTCTCCCCGAAGTATTCCTCAAGGTAGTGCGGTTCGATCTCGCGCGGGAAGCGGCAGGCTCCCGGCTCACCTTCCGGTGTTGCCAGACGTTCAAGCGTTTGCGCCTTCAAGGCATCGACCCCGAGGCGGTATTCCATCAGCACCGGCTCGACCTGTTGCCCGCGCTCATCCTTGTCGATCCGCGTCGGCGCTTCGGGCAGGGCGGGCCGCTTGCCGGCTTGCCCCTTGATGAGCTTCAGTCTCTGCCAGCCACCCCAGGCATAGCCAGCAAGCATGGCGCGGCGCGCGAACTCGCGAGCCTTCCACGTCACGTTACCGTCCGAGGAGTCCAGCAGCGCCACAGCCACCGGCATCGCCATGTCCGGCCTGCCGACGATCGGGAAGGTGCGGTTCAGCACCTTGCTCCACATGATGTCCCAGTCCTCGATCCGGCCGTAGAGGTCGATGTCGCGCCATTGGCCGCCGTCATGCAGCCGTTGCCGCTCGGTGATCCGGTCGATCAGCCATGACCGGCCCTGCAAGTCCCAGCCCCAGAAGGCGGCATCGAACTTGCGGCGGCCCGGGTCGATCGCCGCCGTGATGAACTCGACCTCGCGCGGGCAGAAGCCGCGATCATAGGCCGCCTCAGCAACCCGTTCCTTCAGGATCCGCGCACTGACCCCGCCCGTGGTGGCGGCCCCTTCGAATATCTCCCCAAGCTGCTTGCTCAGGAATTCCTTGAGCTGTGCCGCATCCTTGGTGCGTTCGAATTTGATGAGCGCCTGCTCGTAATCGCGGGCCAGCTTCGCGATGTCCTGCGTCTTGAGCATGATGCCATGCACCCAGTAGCCGTGCGCGGTGTGCGGATCGGGCTCGCCGATCACCCCGCGCTCGGGATCCAGTGTCTGTCCGCGGTGCATCCAGCCGTCGCGGCTCGCATCGTTGCGGGTCAGCGCGGCATCCACCATGTCGCGGCGCTGCTGATCGTCAAGCGCGGCACCACAATGCGGGCAGGCCACGGCGGCGGTCGCCTCGGCCAGCTTCACCCGCTCATCGGTCGGCAGTTCTTCGTTCCGCGTCCAGCTCAGCTTGAACTGGGGCACGTCATCCCAGTATTTCGTCGCATAGGCCGCCGCGTGGCCGCCGCATTCCGGGCAGGTCATCACGTAGATGCCGCGGCTCGTATCTTCGAACGCCGCCGCCACACCGCTGCTGTAACCCAAGTCCGGGTGCGACATGATCGACGCCTTGCGCCGGTTGCCGAGCTGCTTCTGCCGACCGTCGATCTGGACCCGGGGCGATGCCGCCCAGCGCTTTGCTGCCGCATCCGGCTCGTCGACATGGATGTAGCCGGGCTCGCGGTCACGCCATGTCGAATCCTTGTTCGCCAGATATTCGATCGGATAACCCGAGACGACCTTGTAGTAGTCAGTGTCCTCGCCGCGCTCCTTGCTTACCCGGTCGGCCAGGTTCAGATCAAACAGCGGTTTCGCGACCTTACGGACATAGGCAGTGACAGCTTCGTCGCTGTTGAGCACCCAAGCAATGCCGGTCATCGGCCCGAACTTGGCGAGCTTGAACAGGTAGTTCTCGGCGACCGCGGTGCCGCCCGATCGCGAAGGCTTCACCATGACGAGAAGCTGGCACTTCGGATCGTCGAGCGAATTCATCGGCCCGACATTGTAAGGCGTCCGCATCCGGTCGTAGCGGACGATAGCCCCGTTTTCCGTGCCGGGCAGGAACCGATACTTCTCGGCGTTGTCGACCGTGCTGATCTTCTCAGGCGGCTGAAGTAGCTCGAGCTCGTTTCGCGCCAGTGCCCGCGCGTCGGCCAGCCGCTTTCCGGCCGCCAGATCGGTCAGCCGGTGCATCAGGACGTGCGGGGAGAGTTGCATCGAGGTCGATCAGGGCTTTCTCAGCGGCGTTCCGCAATTCGACGAGCACATCCGACAAGGCATTGTCGAACGTCTCCCGGAACTCGGTCGGCCAGGCATTCGTCGGGTCCAGCCGCTGCGGCGAGCCGAGCAGGGTGTCGCGGATCGACAGCAGCAGATTGCGATAGGTCGAAGCAGCTTCGGTCGCGTCGACCAGCTTGCCCGCTTCCTTCTCGGCGGTGAGCAGTTGCAGGTTGACCTGCATCGCTTCCTTCACATCCCGCATGGTCATTTCAGGCGGGGCATCGCCGAGACGGTCGCCGACGACCATCTCGCGCATCCGCGCATTGACCAGCACGGCATCCGAACGCTTGCGCTCAAAATACCAGAGCAGCACCCAGATCGTCAGCACCGGGTCGAACTCGTATTTGTTGCCCATGCCGCCGCGCTTGAAGGCCCCAGACCCTTCGACCTCGGGGTCATCCAGCCATTCGCGCAGTGTCATGGATGAGACGCCGAGCAGGTCGCACATCGCGCGCTGCCCGATCATCTCGCCGGGCGTGAGGGTAGTTCTCGCCCGCTGAAGCGCATCCTTCAGCTTGCGGATGCGTGTCTCTTCGCTGGCACCGGGTCGGGCCATGCGTCAGGTTTCCGTGATGTGAGGGGGCGAAAATCTGCGGTCGATGCCGGAAAAATCCGGTAGGCGCAGAAATCCAGATGCACGTTCCTTTACGAAAATTTCCCGTTTCATGCAAGAATTCCCAAGCGGATAGCTTCAGCGGTCACTTTCTGCGCTTCAATCTTAAACAATTTCAGTTGGTTGCTGCGCGTAGTTCGGATAAATCGTGAAGCGCGCGCAACCGGCACATTGTCGATAACCACAGCTTCGAAAAACCGGACCCGGTGGGGTGTCAGCACGGCCTTGAGCATCCGAAGGGTGCGCTGCGCCTCTTGCTGGGCCTCGGTGAACAGAACCCTGTCAGGCCCGCCGCCGAACACTTCCTTGCCCATCTGGACGCTGGGGATGTTGCCGTGCAGCCCGGATGCCTCGTAGCATTCCGCATACCAAGTGCAGGCGCGATACTGGTCGATGTCCAGCTTGCCGGCCGCCCACATTCGCTTGACGATCGGTGTCTGCACCCGCCGCACGGTCTTCATGGCGATCGCGGTTCTGTCCGGCGTGTCGACCGAGATTTCCTGCGCATCGCCGTGCTGAAACCATTCCGGCGTCGGCTCGACCACCGTTTCCTTGACAAAGGCTGTCTTGCCCGATGCCAGTTCAATCTCAGCCGCGGCGCGCTCGATCTCGCGCATTTGGTCGGCACGGTCGCGCTCGATCATGGCCTTCACCCGGGCTTGTTCGCGGCGCTTGGCCTCGGCGCTGCTGACGTAGGGGCGGATCGTGGGGGTGTCAGCCATTGCGCTTCGTCTCCTGTCGGGGGCCGTATTCTTTGCTGGCGAGGCGGTTGACGATCTCTCGGTCCTGCCACGGCATCCGCGCCAGCTGGTCGGGCAGGAAGGTGATCGCGCCGGTTTCGTGGAACTGCCGCTTCGCCAAGCGATGCGCGCCGTTCGGGTCGGGGTCGCGCATCAGGGGCGCGTAGCGGGTGAGGCTGCTGCGGCTCATGCTTTGCCGCTCCCAGTGCGCATTTTCGCCCCTGCCGACTTAGCCTTCATCACTTTTCCAGCCGGGCAGTATCCGCAGGCCCGCTTCACTGCGTAACCCTTCTCGCCAACCGAAGAGGCCGCACGGCCCCAGCGCCAACCCTTGCCGCCGCAGTAGATGCAGGTCTTATCGCTCACAGCGCACCCCCGATCAGGTCAGCGATCTCGCGGGCATTGCGCTCGGCTCGGGCGCGGCGTTCCGGCCCCATCTGGCGCAGACGGCGCTCGCGGATCTCGGGGCAGGGCTTCAGCGTGGCAGCAAGGCGGGCGCGGGCCTCGGCCGCCCGGCGCTCAGCTTCGGCAATTTCGCGGCTGGCGAGCATTCGTGCGATGAAGTTCATTGGTGCTGCCTTTCTCTGAGAATTCGTTCGACCATAGGGCTTGATGAGGTGATCTCGGGCGAACCGAAGCGGGTCGCCATTTGATGACGGCGCATCACATCATCGTGGATCGCGATGACCCGGTTCGCCCATGTCAGGCGCCAGTCGGTCATCTTCTTGCCGTTCGAGCGCCAGTAACTGTGAAACGCTTCGGCATGGCGAGCATAGGCACCTTCAGGCCATTGCCCGGCGCATTGCTTGGCTTGCGGGGGCAGGTCGGCGACGGCAGGTGCGGTCCAGTCTGCCGGTAGGCCAGTCTTCCCCTGCCCCCTAGGGGGCTTAGGGGGAGAAGATACGTTAGTATCTTCTATAGGTGGAGGTGGAGGGGCATTGCGGTCGCTATGCAAACGCATACCCCCATCTTCAACCTTTTCAGTATTTTGCTTTTCCCAACGAGAAGCGGCCGCCTTTCGATTTGCCTCACTTTTTTTGCACACGAAGTCGTGTTCTTTGCGAAGGCGCGACTGGTAAATTCGCCCGCCTTCGACCTGCCAGAACTCCATAATGGTGGGCTTCATCGACGCCCACTTTCGAGGGGTCAGGCCAGTGATGCGGGCCAGCTTGCGGTCATCATCCGGCAGCCCACAATCGTCCTGCCTCCACGCCGCCATCAGCAGCAAAAGGTAAGCCCCATGTTCCTCTGTGGTGAGGTGCGTCGTGTCCGCGAGATATGCGTCGGCGAACAGGGGTATGGCGGCGGGTTTCTGGCTCATCCGCGCACCGCCTGAAACTCGCCGTAGAACTGCCCGGTCTGGGTGCCCTCGACACCGTTGCGGCGCTTGGCGCAGATGAAGCGGATCTTGTCGCGGACCTCGGCCAAGGCCATCTGCCATTCGGCCCACTTGTCCTGACCGCGCGGGGGTTCATCCTTGAGCAGATAGTATTCCTCGCGGAGCAGAAAGAGCACCACATCGGCGTCCTGCTCGATCTGGCCGCTGGACCTGAGATCGCTGAGCACTGGCCGCTTGTTGTCGCGCTTTTCAACTTCGCGGCTGAGCTGGGCCAGCGCGATCAAGGCGACCTCGTTGTCCATCGCCATTGATTTGAGCGCGGTCGAGATTTCGCTGATCGACTCGTATTCCGACTTCAGCCTGACATCGGTTTTCAGGAGTTGAAGGTAGTCGATCATCACAAGGTCGAGCGAGCCGCCGTGCGCTTTGAAGCGGCGCTTGGTGCGACGGATCAGAGAGGCGAGCCGACCGACTGCCAGTGAGCTGCCCGTGGCGATGCGCAGGGGAAGCTCGCCGACCCTGTGCTTGGCTCGCTGGATGGCCTTGAATTCGTGATCGTCGAGCTTGCCATCGCGGATGCGCTCGTAGGGAACCCTGAGCGTGTCATAGAGCATGTCAGCGGCCATGCGCTGCGCCAACTGCTCGCCGGGCATCTCAAGGCTCACCAGCAGGACGCCGTAGCCCTGCTCAGCGGCTCCGATAGCGTAGGACAGCGCCACGGCTGTCTTGCCCATACCGGGGCGCGCCGCGATGACGTTCATGCTGCCTGGCGCGAGGGCCCCCATGGCTTCGTCCAAGCACTTGATGCGCCCACAGGTGACGCCGCGGGTTTCACGCCCGTAGCCGGCGAGCATCTGGTCGAAGCAATCCTCGGCGCTGTGATCCTTGACCGCTTGGACGACGCGCTCGCCGATGGCGTCGTCCGCAAGGCCGATCGCATCGCTGATCGGGGAGTGCGCGTCGGACGCGGCAGCGATAGCTCCCCTCAGACCTTCCACGATCCGGCGACGGCGGCCGGTGTCGGCGAGCTGTGTCGCAAAGCCGCGCGGATCAAGCATACCGACCGGCGTAGCGGTAAGCTGCATCAGGTAGGCTGGCCCGCCAAGTTCCTTGATCGCCGGATCATCCCTGAACAGCGAGTGCAAGGTTGCTGGATTAGTTACGCCTGCTGTGGAGTGCTGCGAGAGGGCCGAGGCGTAAATTCGCTGATGCAGCGGTTCGGCAAAATCCTCGGCCTTCAGGATGTCGGCAACCGTGTCGATCGTCTCATTGTGCGCCAGCATCATGCCGAGCACCTGAGCTTCGAGTTCGAGGTTCTTCGGAAGATCGTTCACTGGCGCACCCACTGCTCAAAGATGCGCAGGAAGCGCTGGTAGGCGATGTCGCGCAGCGCCTCGTGGAAGGGATTGAGCATCAGCTTCGCATCGGCTGCGGCTTGGAGGCAGAGAGCCTGGTAGGCTTCCCATGCCTGAATCACCTGGCGGGCGAGGTCGATCTGAGCGTTCATTTCAGCCTCACCCTGATCTCGCCTGCGAACTGGCCGCACCCGTGGATGCGGTGGACATCCTCGCGGACACCACACCGGGCGCAGGGTGTCCCGGTCTGCGCGAACACCAGAGGCTCGCCGTTGAGGAAAAAGTTCTCGACCGGATCCATCTTGGGGCGGCTGCTGCTGGAAAGCCGGATGCCCATGTTGGTCATCTGGTTCTCAATCGCAGCCTGTGTGCGACCGAGGCGCTTGGCGATGGATTCGAAGCTGGCATTCGGGCGAGCGGCAAGCCTTCGAAGCTCGGCGCGCTCCCAGTCGGCCCAAGGCCGGCGTGCAGGTGGTTTCATGCCCATGACGCCGACCTCACGAAGTAGAGCGGTTCGCCCGCTGGCCCGCGCGGGATGTCGACAGGGGCCAGCAATTCAAGGCAACGGGCGCGGTGCCATCGACGCGCGATCAGGCCGCGAGCACCAAGCTCATCCATCTTGCGGTCGATGTTGCTCTTGCTGTGGATGCCGAGCGCATCGCAGATGTTCTGGTAGGACGGGCTGATGCCGTCATGCGCCTCAAGGTATCCGGCGACGTAGCGCAGGACATCATCGGCGGTGGCGGCTGAGGGCGCGCGGCGGCTCACAGCAGAGGCTCTTGGACTGCGCGAGCGGCAGGGGGTGCGATGAACAGGTCTGTTTGCTTCTGCGCTTCCTCAATGCGGCGGCAGGCGACCTCAAAATACTTTGGTTCACGCTCAATGCCGATGAACTTGCGGCCCATCTGGACCGCCGCCACGCCGGTCGTGCCGCTGCCCATGAAGGGGTCGAGGATGACCTGACCAATGCTGGTGAAATCACCAACAATCTCGGCCATTAGAGAGCGAGGCTTCTCGGTAGGGTGGGTCCCTTCTCGGGAAGGTCCATTGACGCAGTGAGTGTAAACACCGCGCTTGCCGCCAGCGTTCCATTTTGCATAGCCCTGACCGGCCCATGCGCAGACAAAGTGCTCAGCACCCTGAGCCGGGCCCTGCCCATTCATCTGAGGCGTCGAGTCAGGCTTTATCCAGACGCAGGCCCGCTTGTATTTCATCGGGCTCGCGTTGATTTCATCCGCCCAGCGGCCAACGCCCTCACTGGTGCAAAAGGCTATGAACCAGCCCTCGCAAGCGGCTGATGACATATCGACAATCTGGGAGCGGATGTTGTCAATCGGCTCAAAGTCGAGAGGCTTCCAGTGATGAGTGCCATCAGGCCGCACCAAGCCTTTGATGCCCGCCTTACTCGCGTGCATGATCGCCTCGTAGGGCGGGTCCATGATGATATGATCGACATTGCCAAGGGTGGGCAGAACCTCAAGGCAGTCACCTAGCCATAGCTCCGCATTGCCGATGATGACGGGGCTGCTCATCGCACCCCCAGCGGCGCGCGAAGCACCTCGTTGGCACGCCACGGCGGGGTGATGCCGTAACTGGCGATCTTGTGATCCATGATGCCGATAGCGTCGGACTCGTCGAAGTTAGCTGGATCGAAGCCGAGCTGGCGCGCGCGCTCCATTGTCGCTGCCTTCAGCCGGTCGGTGCTGGTGATCTTCCGGCCGCCCGTTTCCTTGGCGATCTTGTTGTGGCGGCGGGTTGCGGCCTTGATGGTGCCGTCAACGTCTTTTCCGATAAACTCGCCGCGCCATAGGTCGACCTTTACCGGGCCGCCGCGAAGGCGATACGCAGCCCGATACCCCTCAGCGTAGGCGTCAAGCCCGCCCTGAATGTCGAGCGTGGCCTGCGATGTGGTGCCGGTCATGATCTTCTGGACGGCCAGCTTCTGTTCCCAAAACAGCATGTCGAAGCCAAACGTCATGCGCAGTTCGTGCAACAGCTTGTGGAGCGCGATGAACACGTCCCCATTGGTCGAGTATTCGCCGCCGAGCTTCTTGCTGCCGATGCGAGGCTTGGCCCAGTCATCATGCCAGACGCACCAGCCAGTGCAGGATTTGGAAAGGTCGAGGGTGCAGATTCTCATGCGGCCCTCCCGTGGTTTGGGTGAAAGCCGTTTTCTCGCTCAAATTTTTCTCGGGCTGCGACTGCTGCTTGGCGCGTTCGGAAACTGCCGAGGTGTATCTGGCGACCACCGACCTTAGCATGTGCTCGCCAGCAATTTCCGAGGTGATAATAGTGAACCCCGATGCGCCCGCTTTTGTTCGTGGAAGGCAGCGCGCGGTTCCGGTTGTTCTGCGACGGAGTCGCTTGGCGAAGATTGCAAGCGCGATTGTCAGCCTTGTCGCCGTTGATGTGGTCGATTTCTTGAGGCCAAAAACCGTGATGAAGGGCAAAGGCTATGCGATGCGCAAGGAAGTGTTGGCAGAAGATGGTGCCCTTCAGATAGCCGGTCGCTGACTTCGTGGTAATCGCCAGCTTGCCTGCGAACTGACCGTTCCACTGGGCAGCGCGGCCCTGCGGAGACATCCGGTGTTCGCCGGTGAAGTGCTTGGGCTTGCGCGGCAGCCAAGTCAGTGCGCCAGTCTCGGGATCATAGGAGATTAGCTCACGCAGAACGTCGATTGGAAGTGTGTTTCTCGGTGTCATGCGGCCCTCGGAAGGTCTGAATTCATCGTCGGGCCGCGCCGCAAAGCGCGACCCTCGGGGAACTCAGTCCTCGCCGAAGTCATCGTCATCATCGGTGACGCCGGGCACGAAAGGAGCGCTGGCCGCGCCAAACTGCACCACGTTTGCGCTGTTGTGGCCCTGCGCCGCATCGACCAGATCGGGCTGAATCGTGAGACCGTAGTGGACGAGCAATTCACGCAAGGCGCGGAGTCTGTGTTCCAGCTTACTTTCATCATCCTCGTCGACGAGCGACTGGACGTAGTTGAACTCCTTCCGAGGCATGTTCGCCTCGTCCTTGAGCATCTGCCAAGGCTCTTTCAGGTCGCCCTTGATCGTGTTGATGTGGGTTAGCTTCGGCGAGATATGATCGTCGAAGATTTCCACGGCGCGCGCTGCATTCGGGCGCTTGTATTCGCCCTCGATGTCACCGGCGCCATGCTCGGTATCAGGTTCGGCAGTCTTCTTGGGTCGGCCCATTTCGGTTTCCTTTCAGGCTTCGGGGATGGTGGGGATGGTCAGCCGCAAGCGACGGGCTTGGGCATGGACTTCGGCACGGCACCGGCGTTCTTCGAGACGAACTTGCCGTTCGCACCGCGCTTCGGCTTGGCGGCAACGGCCTCAGCCTTCAGGCGGCCCAGCTCGCGGACAGCCTGATCGCGCTCGTCGACAAGCCGGTCATGGCCGATGCGCAGGTTGTCGACGCTCTTTTCCAGCGCCAGATTGTCGCCGCGCAGGGTCGTCACTCGGCCGGTCAATTTTTCGACATCGAACGCCAGCGTGTCCTTCGTGACTTGCAGCATATCGCGCTCAGTCACGGCGCGATTATAGGGCAGCATCATCGCAACGGCGCCGGTGGCCGCTCCGGCTGCAAAGATCAGCAGTTCAATCATGGGGATGGTCCTCGCCGGGGCAGGGGACGTTAAGAATTGCCGCTGTCTTGCCCCGATGCGGAACAGCAGCATTCGGACCTGTGGGAAAACCTGTGATTTCCGCTACGTCAGCAGCATGAAACCGCAGGTCATCAGAAATGGTCGAGGCACGGACGCGCACTACTTCGCCCGTGCCCCGCGCCACTGCCGGATGGTGAGTCAGAGCAGCGACGATCTGAAAGAAGTGAGCGGCGCGCGATGGGTTGGACATCACGCGCCGCTCTGCCGTGCTGGGATCGAGAGAGAGGATCGCACGGCAACAGGATTGGGGCGCGCTTTCGGGTCGCAGGGAAATGCGCGCCCCGCCCATGACGGCAGCGGGGGGGCTGTGCCTCACGCCATGGGAATTGGTGTTCATGCGGAAGCAGCCTCGGCTTCCATCTTGTCCAGCATGGCGCAGGCGCGCTCATACTTGGCGAGCGTGATCGTCTTGCCAGCCTCAAGGTTGGCGAAAGACGAACCGCTTCCAAGCAGCCTCGCGGCGACCGTAGCTGGCGCGACCCCCTGCTTTTCAGCGGCGGCCTTGATGCGTGAAATGAGCGTTTCAGTGTGGGTCATGGCGCGAGGTATGTAGTATGCTACACGCCGGGTCAAGTAGGATGTTACACGCGCCATCGGTGGCAATCTGGCCGCATAATGCGTTCATGGACTTCCGTGACCGCATCAACGCCATCATCGACGCAGACGACGAGCTCAGTGTTCGCAACGTCTCCCTCAAGGCGGGCCTGTCGGACAGCGCCTTGAACAAACTGCTCAAGGGGGATGTCCGCTCCCCCACTCTGGAAACCATTGAGAAGCTGGCCGAAGCGCTCGATGTCGATGCCCGCTGGCTGGCCTTTGGTGAAGGCGATCCAGACCGATATGCTGACGTAGGGAAGCTGCTCGAAACCATGAGCGAGGAACGGCGCAAGCAGGCAATGGAGTTTCTTCAGGTCTTTGCCCGCACCGGAACAGACGGCTAGATCGCAATGTAATATTCTACTTGACGAGTAGCATTCTACACGTCACCTATGTTCCCGACACCCAGTCGGAGAGCAGCCTTGTATCACCACGCCAATCGCTTCCGCCCGCGCCTGACGGCCGAACTCAATGTCCCGCATCCGACCTTTGAGTCGGCGCGCGCGATGTTCCCCAATTGCGAGGCGACGGCGCTGCGGGCGTTCGTGCGCTCCGAGGCATCGCGGCTTGCCAATGCCCTGATCCGTCCGGTCGAGATGCCGGAATCCTTCAGCAATGTGGTCGCGCTGTTCGCTGATGCGGATGCGGTTGGCTTTTCGTCGACGCGCCAGCGCCGCTTCGAATTCGTCGTGATGCTGCTGAAGAATGGGCGGTTCGAGCGGCGTATCGCGCGGCGCTTGGCGCGACAGGGCAAGCTGAGCGCTGAGGTGGTGTTGTGAGCGCGGTGCAGCCGTGGCCTTCCGGCACCATCTGCCCGGAAAAGGATTACCCCGAATTCTCCAAGGCGCTCAACCAAGCGAGCCACCACTTCGCTGACGATAGCGGCAAGGAGTGGGGCCAGGCCGATGCGTGCATGGCTCGGGCGGCTGAGATCGCTGTCAACGCGGCATGGCCGTATTGGGCGGTGAAGCGGATGTATGCCGAGATCGGCCCGCTCCCCACGTTCGATAATTTCATGGGCGTTTACTGCAAGCGGCTTCTGGCCGCTGCGCAAGGCGGTGCGTCATGAACTTCGTCTATTTCTGGCTGGCCGTGCTGACGGCTGACTACGCGCTGCGCAATGATCGCCTGTTCTGGCGGGTCTTTGCCATCATCAGCGCGGTGCTGTTCGCGATACTGTCGATCGTCGAAGCCGTGAAGGGCGGTGCTTCGTGAAACACAGCGCCCAATACCGCCTCATCAACACCGCAGTCGCCGAGCAGCGCTCGCAGTGGTGGAGCGGCCATCATGCTCGCCGCACCGTGCCCACATTTTTGCAAGAGGATCATCCCCATGCCCCCTCCATCCTATCCCACACTCGCTGAAACCATCCGCAGGCTTGGCCCGGTCGCCCAGATCAGCCTCCAACCTTACGAGGATCACCTAACCGGCGAGCTTTGGAGCATCAGCGTCGACCACAATCACATGGGCCAGGGCGAGACACTGGAAATGGCCTTCGCCGACCTCGCCACCACCATCGCCAGCAAAGGAAACTGACTGATGAATGCCATCCCCACACAGATTGAACCCGCCACCGACGAAGCCGAACAGGTCTGCATTGTCGATCAGGTCGACGCCGATCCGAAGCTCTTGCTGCTCGGCAAGGTCGATCTGGACGCCTACCTCACCAGCCTGCGTCCGCTTGTCGAGCCGTCCGAACTCGACCTGAGCACCAAGGCTGGCCGGGACCGCATCGTTGCCAAGGCTGCCAGCGTCCGCAGCCGGAAGGCGGCATTCGAGAAGACCAAGCTGGGGCTGACCGAGCATTGGCGCACGCAAACCGCCAAGGTGAACGCCACCGGCAAGGCCATTGCCGAGCGCATGGACGAACTCGCCAAGGAAGTGCGCGCGCCTGTCACGGCATGGGAAGAAGCCGACAAGGCCCGCCAAGCCGAGGCTGACCGGATCATCGCTGACCTGACCGCAGCACCGACCGTGACGTTCGGCATGACTTCCGAGCAGGTGCAGGAACGGCTCGACCGCATCCGGGGCATGAATCTGAACGCTGAGGTGCTTGGCGTCCGCATCGAGATGGCGACCGACTTGCGCGATGATGCCGTTGCTGCGCTCACCAAGGCGGTTGCCGACCTGAAGACCAATGAGGCGCGCGATGCTGAGCTGGCCGAGTTGCGCGCCGAGCAGGAACGCCAGCGCATCGCCGCCCAACAGGCCGAGCAGGAGCGCATCGCCAAGGAACGTGCCGAAGCCGCCGCCAAGGCCGAGGCCGAGCGCATCGAACGCGCCAAGGTCGAAGCTGCCGAGCAGGCCAAGCGTGCCGCCGAGGAACAGGCCCGGCGCGAGCAGGAAGAACGCGACCGCGCCGCCCAGGCTGAGATTGACGCCGCCAATGCGCGTGCTGCTGAGGCTGAGCGCCTTGCCGACATGGAGCGCCAGCGCATCGCAGCTGAGCGCGAAAAGGAAGCGCGCGAGCGCGAGGCAGCCGAAGCCGAACAGCGCCGCCGCGAAGCCGACATCGCGCATAGGCAGCAAATCATCGAGACTGCCGCCGAAGCGCTCACCGCCATCCCGCTCGTCACGCAGAAGATGGCGCGGGCGATCATCAATGAGATCGCGAGCGGCAATGTCCCGAATGTCGAGGTGCGGTTCTGATGACCCCCGAAGTCCAAGCAGCTTCCGATGCAGCCATGGAGCGCCTTCGCCAGCAACTCGACACCGCGTTCAACCCGGTGATCGGCGGCAAGCGCGTCACCTTTACGCTGATGATCTCCGAGCAGTCCAAGATCGAACGTGGCAAGCATTTCGTGGTTAGCCACATCAGCAACGCAGATGGATGGCAGGATCAGATTGCCATGGCGCGGGCGTTTATCGCCAAGGCTGAGGAATTTATGGCTGATGCGGGTGGTGTTCTGTGACCCGCGAATTCCGCCGCCCGACGCCTGCGCAGACCAAAGCCCGTGAGCGCAATTGGAAAATCCGGTGTCTGCGCTCGCTCTGGGCGCAGGCTGGGCACCTGACCGGCCCGCGCCTCCGCATGGTGCGGAAGATGATCGATTTCGAGCTTATCGGCCTCGGCGCCGAACCTGAAACCGCCCGCAGGGAGCCCCCCGCACATGACTGACCAACCCGAAAACCCGCCTGTTTTCCCGCAAAGCGTTCACCCCGACGCCCCGTTTGGCGGCATGACCTTGCGTGACCTGTTTGCCGCTGCTGCGCTCGCTGGAATGGGCACATGGATGCCTGCGGGCTTCTCCAACCTAAACCATGACCGGGCGAGGGATGAGCGAGCTTACTGGGCATACCAGCAGGCCGACGCGATGCTGCGGGAGCGCGGCAAGTGAGCGGGCCGATCATCACAGAGCGCGGCGCCTACGAGGGCATCAGCGAGCAGGATTATCATTCGAACCCGCTGCTATTGCCCGGCCCATCGCTTTCGGCATCCGGCGCGAAGGTGCTGCTGGAAAAGTCGCCCGCCCATTTTTACCATCAGTCCGCGATGAACCCGAACCGGGTTTCGAACGATGCGCCGCACTTCGCCATCGGTCGCGCTGCTCACGCATTGATCCTCTTGGGTGACGATTGGGCGAAGCAGTTCCACGTCCTGCCCGAAGGCTTCAGTCGCACCAAGACGGTCGCCATGGCCGAGCACATCGCCGCCGCCGACTACGCCGTCAGCAAGGGCAAGACGGTCATCCGGCATGAGGACATGGCGCTGGTCGAGCGCATCGCTGACAGGATCGGGGGCAACGAAGCCGCTCGCCATGCCCTCATGCGCGGCGTGCCTGAAATGACCTTGGCGTGGCAGGATGAACTGACAGGCGTTTGGTTGCGCGCAAGGCCTGACTTCCTGCCGCAATCGTGCATCGACGGCGAGGACATCCGCATCGTGACGGATCTCAAGTTCCTTGCGGGCACGCATTGCTCGCCGCGCAAGTTCGCGAAAGCGATGGACGACTTCGGATTCTATCTTGCCGCCGCACACTACAGCGAAGGCATCAAGCAGATCTACGGCAAGTATCCGACCGGCTTCGTGTTCGTGGTTGTCGAGAAGGACGAGCCGCACACCGTCTCGCTCTACTACCCGCCGCCAGAGGACATCGAGCGCGGCCGACTGATGATGCGGCAGGCGATCAACGTCTTCGCCGAGTGCGTCAAGCGCAACCAATGGCCTGGATACGCGGATCGCCCGATGGAAGTCGGGCTGCCGATCTACGCCCGTATGCGCGTCGACGAATCCACCGAAACCGACCTCACCAAAGCCATCTGGGGCGAGCCTGAAGGGGAATACGCATGAACCTGTTTTTCGATACCGAAACTTCGAACCTGCCCGAATGGCGTTTGCCTTCGGATGATCCCAGCCAGCCGCACCTGCTGCAATTGGCCTGCATCCTTGCCGAAGAAGACGGCACCGAGGTCGAAACCTTCAGCACGCTGGTCAAGCCGTATCCGGGCTGCATCATCGGCGAGGAAGCCTTCAAGGCGCACGGCATCACCACCCGCAAGGCCACCGAAGAAGGCATGGATGGCGGCGAGGTCGCTGATCGCTTCTTCGACATGGTGTTCCGGGCCGAGCGCGTCATCGGGCACAATGTCACCTTCGACCTCCGGATGATGCGCATTCACGCCGCCAAGGCTCGCGGGTTCAAGTGGGATTGTCCCGCGCCTTACGTCTGCACGATGCGTAGCGCAGCCCCCATCATCAAGCTGCCGCCGACGCAGAAGATGCTCGCGGCGGGCTTCACCAAATTCAAGGCGCCGAACCTTGGCGAATGCGTCCAGTTCTTCTTCGGCGAGACGCTGGAAGGCGCTCACGACGCGCTGGTCGATGTCCGGGCCTGCAAGCGAGTTTACCACGCCATCGAAGCACGAAAGGTTGCAGCATGACCGACACCACCACAGCCATCGCCGAACAGCAGACCCCGCGGCCGCGCCCGCCTGCCATCCAGTCTGGCACCGCCGTCTCGGCTTTCGTGCCGACAGACATCGAGCAGGCGTTCCGGCTCGCCAATGCCCTTGCGATGTCCGGCATGACGCCAAAAGCCTACGGGAACGATGTCAACAAGTGCTTCGTCGGCATCATGGCCGGTGCCGAGCTCGGCCTCGCCCCGTTTCAAGCCCTCCAATCCATCGCGGTGATCGGCAATAACCCGGCGATCTGGGGCGACGGGGCGCTGGCGCTGGTGCAGGCGTCCGGTCTGCTGGACGACATCGAGGAAACCGATGACGGTCAGACCGCGACCTGCAAGCTGGTGCGCAAAGGCCGGTCGACACCGATCGTGCGCAGCTTCAGCATGGAGGATGCGAAGAAGGCGGGCTTGGCCGGAAAATCGGGGCCTTGGACGCAATATCCGCAGCGGATGCGCCAGATGCGCGCCCGGTCGTGGGCAATGCGCGACGGTTTTGCCGATGTCCTCAAGGGCCTGCATATCGCCGAGGAAGTGCGCGACCGGCCGGATCTCATGGAAGGGCAGGCCGACCGTCCCCAACGTCTCAGCAGCGACATGCTCGCCCAGCAGGCCGGTGTGACGGTCGAGCAGACGACAACTGTGTCGGAAATGGAAACAGTCGCCGCCGAGCAGGTGCAAGACGCCGAGGTCGAGGACATCAATGACGGCCAGTTTGAAGCCGATGAGGCCCGCCGTGAGCGACTTGCCGCTGACATCCAAGACGACGAGATGCCCGGCACGCTCTCCGAAGCCGCACAGCAGACGCTCGACGAAATCGACGGGCCGCTTGAGCAGGGCGAGCCGGAAGACGAAGCGATCGACCCGTTCTCGCCGGACGCGCCATGGGCCGCCAAGGTCGCCGAGATCAAGGCCGCCATGGACAAGGCCGAGACGGTGATCGACCTGCAAGCCGTGCCGACGAAGTTCAAGGCCGATCTCGAGGTCATGCCGCAGGAGGTGCGCGACAGTCTCGCCCGCCAGGCCAATGCGCTGAAGGAAGCTCTCAAGGCGAAGGCTCAGGCATGACCGTGCAACCCTATGGCCTGCGGGCCGGTGAATGGAGAGTGTGATGGCTGAAACGACCCTTAAGCAATTCACCGCCAAGGTAAGAGCCAAGCTTGGCCGACCTTGTAAGCGCGGTGCCCCCGAACTGTTCGCGGTCGCCTTTGCTATTTTCCGCGCCCATTTCCACGAAGACGACCCGTTAGAGTTGATTTGCGAGAAGTGGTGCGAATGGGAAGACGACAGGGCCAAATGTATCCGTTTTGCGCACGCTGCCATTCGTGCAGTCGATGAAAGCCGAAACGACACAGAGGACACCCCCGCATGACCGAGACCCGCGAACAGATGGAAGCCCGCCACGCTGCGGAACGTGCTGCGTTGGAGGCGCGAGAGGTTGACCCGCTGTCGCGGGATGCGGTGCGAGATGCACTGCGGGATGCGCTCGAACTTACCGACACACCGATCGAATTTGGGGACTTTGCATGTAGCGAAACTCATAACTATCGGGGCAATATTGAAGCGGTGGTTGACCGCCTCCACGCCGCCCTTCGCCGTGGCATGGAACTAGGGCGCGTCCCTGCGCTGGGCGAGGCAGGGGTCGAGGCGCTCAAGCATCTAGAGCGCTGGGTTGCCAACTGGTGTGAACTCGACCTGTCCGAAGTCATTGCCGACAACGGCGGCACCGCTGGGCAATTCGTCCAGCACGAAGCGAAGTCCAAGATTGCAATGATCCGCGCCACCCTCTCCCGCGTCCCTGTGGCACCGTGGCCGGGGGCTGAAGCCTTCCCGCTCGGCTGCGAAGTCCGCAAGAAGTCCGGCCCTGAGTGGCAGGGCAAGGTTGTCGGCTATTACAGCAGCAGCTTCACGCCCGAGGGCTTGGTGATTGAGTGCATCGCTGACGGTGCCAAGGGGCAGGTCCATGTCGAGCCTGCGAAGCGGATGGAGCGCGCCCACATGACGGGCAAGCCGGAAGGTGGTGAGGCATGAGCGCCCCCCTCAAGTTCTGCACCGAAGCCGAGTTTGCCGCCGCGCCTGATGTGGTGCGCGCCCGCAAGCAGATCGCCCGCTTGCAGGAGGTGATTGACCACGGCGTTGGCGATACGGCCCGCGCTGCAAAGATCATCGCCCGCCTTGAAGTGGCTATCCAGCATTGCCGCGAGCACGATGCTTATGTTGCCGTGTGCAACGTCACCTGCACTTCGCTTCGCTACACGGTGAACGAGTGGGCGGCGGCGGTGGATGGCACCTGTTGGGAGATTGACCGCATGGAGCGGGAGGCGGCGGAATGAGCGCGCCCCGTATCGACCGTGAGGCGTTTGCCGTCGCGCTGGACCGCCTTGACCGCGCTACGTGGGACAGCCGCGTGCTGCCGAGCCGTGAGGACGTGCGGACGCTGTTGGAAAGCCACCGAGAGTTGCTGGAGTGCGCCCTTATCGGTGCAGGGGCGCTTGAGGAACTACTTGAGCACAATGGCGACGACATGGGTGACACCCGCGCAGCAACTCTGGCGCGCGTCAACTCTGTCATAGCTCGCGCTCAAGGCGGTGCATCATGAGCGCGCCCCGCACCCCCTCCGGCATTACTGCCGACCGTGATGCGTTTCGTGTGTCGTCGCCCCAATGGACCAAGGCCGAGCTTGAAGCGTGGTGCCTTGGCTTTTGCCGCACACCACATACGACCCTAAAGGCATTCATCGACGCGGGGTTTTGCAGCGATCAGGAACCGAGCCGCGAAGAAATGCGGCTGTTGCCCAAGCCTAGCGATAGCACGGACAGCACGACAAAAGCTGTCATGTCCGACGAAGTCCGCGAACTTATGGCTGGACTGCTGAAATACTCATCCCCTGACGGCGTTATCGGCGATCACTTCGCGGACAAAGCCCGCGCCCTTTTGCACGGCTCTCGCCCTGTAAAGCCGACTGAGGGCAAGACCGTTTGGTATCGCGGCTGGGAGTGTGGCTTTCACGAAGAGAACGCGCGCTGGGGCACCGATGGCTGGGAAGCTTATCTTGGCGGTGCCGATCCTGATGCCCCGGTCGCGTCTGCCTTCACTTGGGAAGGGCTGCTCGATGAAATCGACGATCACTATCTTACGGGAGCCGACCAATGACCGTCCCGAGCGAGGCGCGGGTGACGCAGCGCGCGGAGGAGGTCGCCGAGGACGTGACCAGTGCCGCCAACATCGTGACCAATGGTGGTTATTACGAGATCGACACTAACGCTGTCACGGCAGTTATAACCCGCTTTGAAGCCGAGGTGACGCAATCCACCACCGCCCCGCTGCTGGACGCGATAGAGGCGGCGAGGGAGGCTTTGGAGAGCGTCTCTATGTGCTTCGAGGCGGCAAGAGCGGAGGGGCTTACCGAGCAACTTGGCGCTTTCGAAGCTGAGCCGGGTAATTTGGTCGATATTGTGCAGCGCCGCCTGCTTTGGGCAGACCACTACGCCCTCCAAGGGCTTGTCACCCTGAGCCGCCTCACTGCCGAACTCAAGAAACACGGGAGAGACTGAGATGGTCACTGAAATCACCTGCTACCGCGACAGCAGCGGCAAAGTTCACCAATCCGCCTGCGATGCCCACAAGGCCGAGCTGGTGATCTGGCTGATGCAAGGCGATGCGATCAACGACGCCAGCGCCCGCGCACTTGCCGAGCGCATGGTCAAGGAAAGCACGGCCCTCAAGGGCATGATCGAGGCCGTCGACAAGCACTGCCCGCGTTGCGCGCCCGAAAAGCCGCGCGAGGCCGAACCTCTGGTTGTGGCGGCATGATCGGGCGAACCTAATCCGTGACCCGAACCCGGCATTCACCGTCGCCACGCTTGCGGCGCGGTGGAAAGGACGATGACATGACTGAAAAGCCCTACTGCCCGAAAACCTTGGCCGAACGCTGGGGTTGTTCAGCCGAGAAAATTCGGCGTATGTACCGCGACGGCGAGCTAGCCGGCTTCGAGCTGGGCAAGCTCATCCGCATCCCAGCAGCCGAGGTAGCGCGGTACGAGTGTCAGAATATTCCCTCACCATCCACCGAGGAAAGTACGCGCTCACCTTCCGAGACGGTGAACGTCGCCGCAGAATCACGACTGGCACGGATCACCGCGGCGAGGCCGAAGCTGTCGCCCGTGCTATCTGGAACCGGCTCCACGCCGCAAAAAGTGAGCGGGTAGCTGATCTATGGCCTGCGTACACGCGCGACCGGATCACAGACGGAGCCCGAGCGGACAGGTTTCAGGCACACTGGGCGGCGCTTGGGCCGACCTTCGGCAACCGCATCGGCAGCAGCATCACCAAGGACGACTGCCGGGCATATTACCATGCCCGCCGAAAGCTGGGGTACGCGAACAGCACCATCAAGACAGATCTGGAATTGCTACGCGCCTGTCTCCGACACCACTATCGCGCCGATGCGCCAGCGATCTGGATTCCGCCAGCTTCAAAAGCTCGGGATGCCTGGCTGACCAAAGAGCAGGCCAGAGCGATCGTCGACGCAGCCACAACGCCTCACATCAAGCTGTTTCTGATCCTCGGGCTGACGACTGGCGCGAGAGCGGGCGCCATCCTCGATCTCACATGGGATCGCGTGAATTTCGACCAGCGCACCATCGACTATCGACCTTCTGGTCGCATCCAGACGAACAAGCGCCGTACCGTGGTGCCCATGAACGAGCAGACCTATGCGGCGCTTCAGGCGGCGAACGAGGCGCGGCTGACGGACTTCGTTATCGAGTACGGCGGCAAGCAGGTCGGCAGCGTGAAAAAGGCGATCGAGCGGCTGTCGGATCGCACCGGCATTCCGTTCTCACCTCATGTCTTGAGGCACACCTGCGCAGTCTGGATGGCGCAGGACAATGTGCCGATGCAGATGATTTCGCAGTACCTCGGTCACACCAGCCTGCGCATGACCGAGCAGGTGTACGCGAGGTACAGCCCCTCATTCATGCGCGATGCGAGCTCAGCGACCGCCTTCTAGCGTACATCGGTACACACGCCCAATTCGGCGGGACTGTGAAAAATGGCGGAATTCCGCCGTGGGCGGTGAGGGTCACGATCCCCCGGCCTTCTCGGTGTAAACTTGGGGTGTCTCTGACAATCCACGCTTTTTTCGCCCAATTGCAGGCCGATTTCCCCAATTTGGGCCGCTTTTGTTCGATTTATGTGCCGATCAGGTGTACGCCGGTACACATTGGCCCGACAGGTGTTACGAGCACCATGCCGGGCCTGACCTCCATGCGAAAGGACCGCACGATGGCTGATATGTCGCCTACCACTGATTGCCCCGTCTTTCCATACGGCCTGCCCGGCTCCATTCACGCTTGGGATCAGGAAAAGACGCGCGCTGACCCTGGGGGGTGGATCAACGCTATGTCGTGCTGGGCTAATGGGCACCCCGAAGGGGCTGCAATGGTTCAAGCCTATCTCGCCCGGCCGCAGCAAAACCAAGGCCAGTGGGCTTCTGGTGTCTCTCGCGATCTGACCACCGTGTATTTCATCACGAGCAGCGCTGGGCCCATCAAGATCGGCCATGCAAAGAACCCCCACCGACGTATGCGCGATTTGCAATTAGCTGGGCCGAGCGAATTGACGCTGGCAGCCATCGTCGAAGGCCCAGTTTCTCTTGAACGGTCGTATCACGCTCGCTTTGCCGAGCATCGCCTTCATGGCGAGTGGTTCCGTCCGCACCCCGACATCCTCGGCGAGATTGAACGCCTCCAAGCCGTCATCGCCGCGGGAGAGGGGGCGTGAGCAAGGCGCAGGGCAAAGGAAAGCGCCGGATGCTGCTCTGGAAACTGCAAGACCTGAAATGCGCTTCCTGCGGCGAGCGCGCATTTCCGCACCTCGGCCGGAAGCATCCGCGCGCACTCACGATCGACGAGGTGATTCCGCGCGCAAAGGGCGGGAAGCGCGAATATGGCAACCAGGTCGTAATGCATCAGTCCTGCAATCTCAGGAAAGGCGATCGGATGCCGACCGGATGCGAGCGGATATGGCTTGAGATGGTCAATGCCCGGCTGCGGAAGCGGGGGAAGGTTGCGTGAGCTGGTTTCCAGAACAGCCTCGGCCGGGCGAGATGCTGCCCTTCGAATTCGCCAATCCGGCCGATGAGCAGAACTATCTGGTCGGCGATACGGTCGAAGCGCGCTGCAAGGCCCTCTACGGCGCCCAGACCCAGATGTGCGCCCTTGCGCTGCCGATGACCCGCTACAGGCCGTGGGTGATCGACTATTTCGAGCAGTTCCCGGCACTGCCGATCTGGCTGGGCCACGGCGTTACCCAGCCGCATCGCATCACGCCCAAGCAGGCCGAGTTAATCCAGCGCACGGTCATTGATGTGTTCGAAGGCAGGCCACGGCTGCGCGACATCATGCGGCGCTGGTCGATCCCGATGCCGATGCGCAATATCCACCCTAAGGCTCCGTTGCCGCGCCACGCCGATCTGCTGCGCCTGCTCTGCGACATGAACCCGTCGATGATCGCTCAGGCCATGCCGAGGTCGCATCCGAAGCGGCAACGGGTTTGGTTGAACGTGCTCAATGGCGCGATGCCACGGATGTTCGAAACGCGGTTTTGGCCTTGGATGGTTCGCGAACTCGGGACGCACAACGGCTCTGAGCTTTTCGACATGATCGACTTTTTCACCCGGGCGAACTTCACCCGCGAGGTCAGGGTGACGATCGACCTCAACTGGACATGGGATCAAGCCGCAGCCGCCCGGGAACGCTGGCACGAAGCCCTTGCTCGCCAGAAAGCCAATGTTCACGGCGTCCCGGTCGACCAAGTGATCTGCCGAAACCCCATGTCCGATCAGGTCGAGATCGGCGGCTTCACCTTCATTGCGCTGCGGACGCCCGAGGCCATCCACCTTGAGGGCGCAGCGATGCACCACTGCGTTGCCAGCTACACGCCGCGGGTCATGCGGGGCTCGGCCTCAATCGTCAGTTGCCAGAAAGACGGCAAGCGCATCGCGACGATCGAGATGTCTCCGGTCGCGGGCGCGATTCAACTGCGCGGCCCTTGCAACAGCACCAGCTTCCCGGCCGGCTTCAGGGCGGCGGTGGGCGAGTATGATGCCCAGTATCGGAAGGCAGTGGTCAAATGACCACCCGAGTAGCGATCCAGTGCGACAGCGGCATCTCGCCGGAATGCCTCGGCTTCAGCGAGGTGATGCCGACCGCGCTGGTCACTGCTCGGAAAGCTGGTGATCGGGTGAGCCGTGTTTGACGAATGAGAACAGAACCGGCACAAAGGCGAGGCGGATAAGGCTGCAACCTCACCCGCCCCTGACCACAACGATGATTGGAGCATCGCATGGCTAAGAAGCCACTTCCCTCGCCAGAACTGTTGCGTCAACTGCTGGATTATTACCCCGAGACAGGATTGCTGTTTTGGCGGCCGCGCACCGGCAAATGGTCGAAGCGCTGGAACACCCTGCACGCCGGGAAAATGGCCGGGACGATCGACGCTCACGGGTATCGAGCACTGAAGTTGTTCGACAAGACGTATCTAGCGCACCGGGTCATATGGGCGATGGTTCACGGATATTGGCCTGAGCAGCTAGATCATCGGAACGGGAAGCGTGCCGACAATCGGCTGCGCAATCTCAGAGACGTTCCTCAAGTCGTCAATCAGCGGAATCAAGGCCGGCACCGTTCGAACACGAGCGGGCGAACTGGCGTCTGCTGGGGCACGAAGCGGCAATGCTGGCTCGCCTACATCAAGGTCAATGATGTCCAGATAGCCTTGGGAGGCTTTTCCAAATTCGAGGACGCAGTGAAGGCTAGGAAGTCCGCTGAACGCAAGTATGGATTTACCGGCAGGCAATAAACCTAAACCTCAAACAGAATTAATTCAGTAAAACTAGGTCAGAGCCAAACTTTGAGGTTCCACAGCGCTATCATGATCTGCTCTCTCTAGGTAGGAACCGCAATTTACCCGCGCCCGATACGCTCCACCAGGCGCGCCTATTGTGCCAGCTCGAGCTATGGGCGCGCATTTTTTACTTGCGTTCAATTCTGGCGAGCGTATTTAGCGACACATGGCGCTGACCTAATCAGCATTTGAAACGAAAGACGCGCGCTGTCCGCTTGGCAGCACTTGAAAGGAAAGGGCGGGAAGGGGAGAGGCGCTAAGTCTCTCCCCAAACCGCGGCAAGGCAAGCAATGGCCAACCCCCTTAAAGCAGGTGACAGGCTCTATACGGGCGCAGTGATCAGCGCGGCGGAAGCTGCAGCTTACAATCGGGCAACGGCGCGCATCGAAAGTTTTGAGCGCGAGGGCCGCCCGGTTCCCGAACAGCTTCTCAATGGCCGCCACAACCTGTTCGCCGCGATGGCGGCAATTCGCACTTAATCCCGCGCGCCCGGCATGGCGCATTTGAAAGGCAAGGCAATGTTCACACTCACCTATCAAGTTAGCGCAATCGGCAATGTGATTGCCCGCAATGTGCCGCCGTATCGGCACGAAAACATGATGCGCATCCCTGACTTTGGCGAGCTGGCAAAGCTCCCCGTCCCTAAGCATGTGCTGCAAGCCCTGCAGCGCTCGACATGGGAGCAGGTAGCAAGCGACATGCTGCGCGCTGATCTTGTCAGCAAGGCGGGCAAGCCGTTGGGTGCCATCTTCGCGCAGTGGCAAGCCTAATGCTCACCCTCGCAATCTCCACCCTATTCTATGTCGCGGGCGCAATCGCGCTCGCATCCATCGCCCATAGCTTGCGCGCGGCCCTGAAGGCGTGGCGCACCCTGATGAACGAAAGGCCCTGACATGACCCAGACATTCCACATTCACACTGAAGACGGCCCGGTGGCGGTCGCAGGCGAGGCTTTCGATATTAAGATTGGTGACCGCCTTGCCCGTCTGTTCATCCATGAGGAGTCGGCGCTTGAAGGGCCGCGCCTCTCATGTGCCCGTTCGGGCCTTATGCTTGGCAGGATTGCGCCCTTCCTTCTGGCTAACGTGATTAGCGGTCGCGTTGACGGCCAGGCGCAAGGGCTCAATTGGATTGGCGCGCGCTTGCTGGTCGAATCGCTGGTTGCCAGACACGGCCCGGACAAGCTTTGGCGCGTTATGGATGCGGCCCCCTCTCTTGAAGTGGGGCCCGCATAATGGGCGCGGCGAATCAGGGGCTCGCACTTCCCCCTTTGCGCCCATGGGAAGGTTCATGGGCAATCGTCCACCGCGATTCGGGCGAGTGCGCCATGGAGCTCTTCAAGAGTGACAAGCGCCTTGCCAGCTCGATGAACGGGCGAGCGTATCGCGCGGAACCAATCGGGGACTATCTCGCCCGCATCAATGCCAGCATGGCGGGGGCAATGGCCTAGCCCTATCCCCGCTTAACGGCGCGCGGGGGCAACCCCGCCGCCTATCCCTTGGCCTGCGATTGCGGGCCTTGCGATAGGCAACCCGCCTAGCCGCGCGGCCCGGTTCTGGCCGCATAGGAATTGAAACGATGGCAAACCTTATCGAAACCGCCCGCGCTCTTGCCGATGCATTTGAGCATAAGACCCGCGACAATGGCGAGGGCTTCTATTGCCTGAAAGATGGCGCGCCCGAATGGATGCAGGACGCCTTGCACGCGGCGCACGATAACGGTGAAATGCTGCCGAATGATTGGACCTATCGCTTTGCCGCCGGGATAGCGGATCACATAGCGAAGTCGCTCCAATCGCTCCAATATGGGCAACACGAGCGATACGACATTATAGCCGAGGGCGCCGACTCGCTTGTGCCGGATTACAATGCCGAGCGCGCCGCCTGGCTGGCCTCGCATGTGTCGCGCGTTGCCTATGTGGACGAGGCCGCCGAGGAATATGGAATCGCGCCCGATGACGGCGTGATGGAGATGATCGGCGTTGGCATTTATCGCGAGATCGAAATGATCGGCAATCAATTGTGGGATGCAATTGAGGCGCAAGCCGAGGCTGAGGAAGAGGAATAACCCCCTACCGGCGAAGGCTTGCGCCCTACCACGGTCGCGGCCTTCGCCCCTATCTCGATTTACTGCGATGCGGTGAATCTGGTTAGGCACCCGGCCTAGGCGCGCCGCGCGCATTCGCGGCATGATGTGGAGATTGACGCAATGCCTCTGTTTATCATCGAAACCACGGCGGAAAGCCCCATCCGTGAATTCTGGCAAGTCGAAGCGGCAAACGCGCGGGAAGCCCGCGACAAATTCGACAATGGCGAAGTGGGCGCGTTCCTTTGGGATGAAGTCACCGGGGACGAAATCGAGCGCGAAGTGAGCCTTGTCCATGGCCCCGGCGATCTTGACTCCACTGTGGCAATTCACCGGGCGCAACAGGCCGCGCCTGTGATGTTGGCTGCACTGCGGTTAGCTGCGGATGCTCTTAGCCCCGCTCGCAATGCTGAAGAGGCCGATGCGCTGCTATCAATTCAATCGGCCATTGCCGCCGCAACCGGCGAACCTACCGGCAATCAATCGCCGGTCGCCGTCGCGCAACCAGATGAATCATGGCCCGGAGACTTGGCAACCTACCGCATAACCGAAACCGTCAGCTATCTCGTCAAAGCTGAGGATGAGGCGCACGCCGAGCGCCGTTTCGTGTGTGAAGTCGGAATTCATGCCGCCTGCTTTCATGCCGTGGAGGGCCGCACGATCGATCTCGTGGAAGAGGGGGAAGAATAGGCCCTACCCCAATTCAGGCGCGCCCGGTCGCATGATCGGGCCGCCATGTCCCCTACCGCGAGTCGGCGGGGAACGTGGCGACAAAGCCAAGCGCGCGGGCCGCTTTGCCCGCATGGAAAAGGAAATTGCGATGCCCGATTTCAACGGATACACCGGCCCGGCCATGGTGCGCGGCGATCTCTTGCCGCCCGCGCTGCAACAAGATGCGCTGCGGTCCTATCTCCACCGCTTTACCGGCGATCATCGCCCCTTGTGGAGCAAGAAGCCGCGCGATGATGGCCGCCCCTATCCCCTGCAATTCACCAGCGATTCCGAATGGCTGCGGCGCACGCTCTTTCCCGTCACCATCCGCAAGGGCGGCCGCCTGGGCGAGCACACAAAGGCCGGGCGCGCCCATGCACACAGCTCGCCCACATGGCCGGAAGGCCTGAGCGATGAGGATAAGGCCAAGGCGGGCGCGACCGTGGCGGCAACCGTTCCAGAATGGTGCGAGGGGCATATTTGACCCCTACCCTGATTTATCGAAAGGAAAGACCGTGTTTCATTCTGCAATAGCCCGCTTCAACCCGCGCACACGCTGGGGCGCTTTCATCCTTGGAATGCTGGAATTCCGCTCAGACTTCACATGGGCGGATCCGGCGCGCGATGACGATGACAATTATACGGAGCTTGACGAGGCTTATGACGAGGGCCGCGACTTCGCGCACCGCCTCACGTTCCGGCGCTTCGATTACTGACACCTACCCCGATTCAAGCGAAACGCGCGCCCCTATCCCGGCCAGCGCGCGTCCGGGACCGGCTCGCCTTGGCCGCCCGCTGATGAGCAAAGGCATGACAAAGGAAACGAATATGCAACACGAAACCATGAGCCCGGAAACCGCAACCGATGCGCGGGCAATCGTCACCCTCAACGCCGCCGAATTCGCCAACGCGGCAAAGCTGCTCGCGTCCAAGGTGATCGAGCGGCGCAACTCTATCCCGGTTTTGTCGGCACTGCTGATCGAAGTGGAACCTTGCGGCCGCGTCACCCTGTCCGGGACCGATTTGGACATCTTGGCGCGTATCGAGCTGCAAGCCGATGCTGGCGAGACAATCGAGCCGGGCCGCCTGTGCTTGGATGCGGGGCCGCTTTCCGATGCGCTGGCAAAGGCTCGCAAGGATAGCGACCGGGTGCGGCTGACACAGACAGACAGCAACCGGGCGACGCTGAAGGCCGGGCGCGGTGTCTGGGCCCTGCGCGGCCATGACGCCGAATTGTTCCCGGCGCTGGCATATGTCCCCGCGCCTGACATGTCCGCCCCTATCCCGGCCGGGCAATTCCTTGCGGATCTGAAGGCGCTCGCGCCCGCCGTGTCGACTGAAGAGACGCGCTATTATCTGAACGGCTATGCAATGCAGGCCCGCGACATGGCCGGGCGCGATAGTCTTGTGATGGTGGCGACCGATGGCAGCAACATGGCCGCCGCATCGCGTCCGATGCCGGCAGGGCTGGCAGGCTGGCAGGATGCAATCTTGCCGCGCAAGACCGGGGCCGTGATCCTCGCAGCGGCGAAGATCTATGACGCGGGCGAGGCTGTCACCCTATCCCGGTTCGGTAATGACAGCGCGGGAAAGGTCGCGGTGCGGTTCGGCCCGGTGCGGATCGTGTCGAAGCTGATCGACGGGACTTTTCCCGATTGGCCGCGCGCCTTTGAAGGCATGGCGACCCCTACCAGTCAAGGCGAGGCCCCGCTTTTCCCTGACATGATGCCGGGCCGCCCGCTTGCCGCCATGGAAGCCTTCGCCAAGGCCGCGCCGGTGGCTGTCGAGTGGCAAGAGGGCGAGAAGCGCTATTTCGGCGCGGCTGCCAGCGATCCCGGACTCGCCTGGTGCGCCATGATGCTCGCGAAGGATAGCGAGCCGCGCAAGGGCTATCGCTACAGCGATGGCATGTCTCGCTATGATGCCCGGGAATATCTGAAGGCGCTAGCCGAGGGGCAAGGCTTGCCGAGCGTGGCGAGCTACAATGCGAAGGCTGAGCGGGTCAATGATGCGCCCGGCAGCACGCTTGCCCGAACCTGGGGACATATCCAGACGGAAGGCGAGCGAGTGCTGGGCCTTACCGTGGGCGGCTATGTCACGCACCCGGCCCGAACCGAAACGGTGCAAGACTGGGAAGCGCTTTGCGAGCGGGAAATCACTATCCCCGCCTTCGATGAAGTCATGGAAGGCAGCTATTCAATCCTGATGCCGGCAGGCGGCCCGGCGATCGAGCCCGACTATTCCGTCACCGTGGAAGGCGACCGCCGCTATCCCGTCGCGGTCAATTCCGGGGCTACCCAGATTCACTTGAGCAAGGAACAAGTGGCGGCGCTGATCGGGGACTCGGTGTGGGAAGTGATCGAGATCCCCGGCGCCGATGGCCGGGCGCGTTACGTGTCGGCCTGGTGCTATGAACAAGGCGACTCTCGCTTGCTCTGTGTCGGCAAGGATGGCCGATGCCCGAAGGCGGGTGCGGCGCGGGAATATGTCAGCCGGGAACAAGTCGCGGCGGCGCTGGCGGGCGAGGCTATCATGACTGAGGCGCCGGCGATCGAAGCGGCGGCCCCTACCGTGGAAGCTATTTCCGCTGAAATCGGAAATACCGCCAGCGCCCCGGAAACGGCCCTTCCCTGCGATGGCGAGCCCGCGCCCGCTACCCATGCCGCCCCGATGCCCGAAATCGCGCCCGTTGCGGCCCCTGTCGCGGCTGAGACGCCTTGCGATGCCGACCCGGACCCTATCGCAGCCGTCCGGGCGCGCCTCGCCGAGATCGAAGCCTTGCTTGCGGCCCTACCCGTCGCATCCGCACGGCCCAAGCGGACCCCAGCGCATGAACGGGCGATCCGCCGCGCCTGGGCGGAACGGAAGGCGCGGCGCTATGCCGTCGCCGGCGCGGCCGCCTTCCGCGACATGGCCGAAACGACCGAGGCCGAATATCAGCGCGTGAAAGCCGAGCGCGATGCCGCAAAGGCCAATGCCGAGGCGATCGAGACAAGCGCGGCGACTTATGTGCGGGGCGTGGAGAACCGGGAACGCGCCGTTCAGGACCGCGCCCGCCTTGCCGAGCAAGAGGCCGCCGAGGCCAAGGCGATGCGTGACGAGATGCGCGGGCTTGTCACCGCCTTGGAGCGCCGCGCCGAGATGGCCGAGACTGAAAACGCCGAGCTTTGGGCCGAGATCGAAGCGCTGACGGCACCCGCTACCCCGGTTGGGGCTATCGCGGCTGAGGCGGGCGCGGCATGATCGGCGGGCTGGAAACGATCGAGCAGAGGCGCGACAGGCTGCTATCCGAGCACGCCCGCGCCAATGCCGGGAAGCTGCGCGCCGAATTCTGGGCGCGCAAGGTTGAACAGGGCGGCGGGGCTATCCCCGTTCAGACCCTAGCAGGGGAATGACGATGGAACAGCTTGAGATCGGACAGCGCGTTGTCGTGGTGCGAGATGACCGACGCGACTATGCGACCGTAGTGGGCGATGGGCCGAACCCGGAAAGCGTCATGCTTGAAGTGGATGGGCGCGTTTACAATCCGCAGCCGCACTGGCGCGCAAACGTGGTGCCCGCAAAAGCTGCGCGTGACATGGTGATTGGCGATCTGCTGAATTTGCAGATGCTGAAGGATGTGATCGAGCAACCCTTTCTCGGGACGCTGTGGACGGATGGCGATAGCGGGATGCTCACGCCCTACGTCTGCGAATGCTCTTTCGGCGACGGGCTGCGGCTCTTGCGCATCTTCACTATCAACCAGCGCCCGAACTTCCATGTCGTGCGCGTTCATAGCGGATGGGCCGAAAGCAACTGGTCGGATGGCGAGACGGTCGGCGAGCACATTGACGACATTCTCAGCGCAATCGAAGAGGAATGTGGCCCCGCTCATCCCTACTGCGAAGAGTGCGAGAGCCAATGGTGCGAATGCGAGGATGCGCCCGAGTATTCCGCCGATGAGGCGTTCCCGGCCCTAGATGACGAAAACGGCTGTTCGTGGTGCTTCATGGATTGGCGCGACCTGATGCGCAAAATCGGGGTGCAGCCATGACCCCGCCCGAACTTTGCCAGCTCGTCGGTGCATGGGATGGCCGCAACCTGCCAGACGGTGCCGTGATCGAAACCAAGCACGATGGTTTCCGCGCGCTGTATATCCGCGACTGGGAAGGCAGGCCCGGACTATGGACGCGAGGGGGTATCCCTATCGAAGGTGTGGGCCATATCCTTCACGAGCTTGCGGCATTTGAGCGCATCGCAGGCGAGCCGCTGATGATCGACGGCGAATTCTGCGTCGGTGACGGGCCGGACACCCTCGCCACAACGAAAGCCTGGTGCGAGCGCGAATGGAAATTCGGGGGAGAGGCGGGCACGTTCTACGCTTTCGACTGCCTCAGCTTCGAGGATTGGATGCGGGGCGGATCGTCTCAGCCGTGGTGGCAGCGCAAGCAACGCCTGCAAGCACTGGCCCTAGCAGTGGAGACAGACGCCGAACATATGTGGACATGGCGGCCGGGCAGCCGTGGCCGTGACGAAGGCCGCCAAGCCGTCCGCGTCCTGCCTCACCGGGAAGTCTGGCACGTTGATGAGGCGATCGAGATGGCCGGTGAAATGTGGGCGGCGGGCTTGGAAGGGTGCGTGGTGAAAGACGCCTTTGCCCCCTATGTCCGAGCGCGCAGCAATTCGTGGCTGAAAGTGGGGCGACCTTGGCGCGACCGGCTTGGCTGGCGGGCCGCTGCGTGACCCCCTATCCCGCTCATCGGGCGCTAGGATCAGAGGGCTACCCGTGCTACCAAATGCGGGCAGGCGAGGCGCTACCAACGCCCGGCCTGCCCTGACCAAGAACCCTGATGTGGAGGACTCTATGGCTGCCAAGCCCCTGCCTGATGCCGAACTGCTGCGCAAGCTCATGCGCTATGACCCTGAGACGGGGAGGCTCTATTGGCTCCCGCGACCAGTAGAAATGTTCAAGCCCGGCAACCGAACACAACTCATCAACTGGTCTAACTGGACTAAGAAATATGAGGGGCAGGAGGTGTCACCCAGCATCAGTCCGGCAAGCTGTCGCGGGTATGGGCAGGTCCAGATATTTGGCCAGAAGTTTCTCAAGCACCGGGTTATCTGGAAAATGATGACCGGCGAAGATCCGATTGAGGTCGACCACATTAATGGGAACACAGCCGACAACAGATGGTGCAACCTAAGGTCCGTTGATCGATCTTCTAATCTAAGGAACAGGGCGCGCGACAGCAGAAACAGCAGTGGTTGCATGGGGGTGTTCTGGTCGAGCCAGTTCTCCAAATGGCAGGCCACAATCAACCTTCACGGGAAAGCCTATCATCTAGGGCTGTTCAAGCGAAAAGAGGATGCAATCCGGGCTCGAAAAACCGCCGAGCGTCGGTTCGGATACCACCCCAACCACGACAGGCCGCTTCATCGAGGCCGGGCCGCCTAACCCCTACCCCGCGCACCAGCGCAATCGAAAGGACTGGAAATGACCGTTTATACCCCCGTGAAAATCACCCCCGACCGGAGCGCCCCGCTGCGCTTCAACGGCAAGCTGATCGCCGAAACGGAATGGGAAACCAATCGCGGCGACACGATGCGGTTCGAAATCTGGGAGACGCAAGGCGGCGCGCTGATCGCGGTGCGCGAGGGCGATGGCGATGATGGCTACACCGATGCGATCGTGGTCGAGCCGACCGAGCCGTGGCAGGGCGTGGGCAAGGGGCATCCGCCGTTTGCCATGGTCGATGCCGTGCTGACTTTCCTGCAATACCATGACCGCGCGCGGTCGATGGTCAAGAAGCAGCTCGGGTGGCGGATGGAGCGCGTGGTGCCATAAGGATCGGGCAGGCAAGGCGTTCCAGCGCCGAGCCCGCCCTGACCACACCGATGAAAGGACCATCGCCATGGCTAAGCGCCAACTGCCCGACCCTGAGACTCTGCGCAAGCTGCTGCGCTATGACCCGGAGACGGGGAAGCTGTATTGGTTGCCGCGCCCGATCGAAATGTTTCAGCCAACGAAAACGCGTTCGCAAGAGGGTTCCTGCGCGGCATGGAACAGGAGATTCGCTGGCAAGCAAGCGCTGATCTACCAGCATCCATCAGGTCATATGTATGGCAAGGTCTTAGAGGTTCATATCTCTGCCCACCGCGTGATCTGGTGCCTAGTGTATGGATACTGGCCGAATGTCATCGACCACATCAACAGGCAGCCCTCAGACAACCGCTTGTGTAATCTTCGCGATGGCTCCCACAAGGACAATTGCCGGAACTTTCCGGTTCGCCGAGACAACAAATGGGGGCGTGTTGGAATCTGCTGGAATGAGAAACATCCCCGATGGTGGGCGCGCATCACTGTCGATGGGAAAACCTTCAGCTTAGGGTTTTTCAAGTCTTTCGATGCGGCGTGTAAGGCGAGAGATTTGGCTGAACGAAAACACGGATTTCATCCAAATCACGGCAAAGCATTAGCTGGGGAGCGCCGCACAGTAACTCAGGCAACTGTGCAAGAACCGCAAGTCGACTCTAACCCCTGAGCCTCAGTCGGGGAGAGCGATTTCGAGCATCCTACCCCGATTCAGTGACCCTATCAGCGTAGTCAGCATCGGGGCCGAGCCGCCCAGAGGAGAAAGCGTCTCGGCCCCGGCTCCGGCCATCCCCGCCCGGAGATCGTTGGTGCATCACAGCACCGATCTGAACTGGAAGTCCCCCTGATTGAACGTGCCGAGGTCGTTGCCCCGCATGAAGGGATCGCGCGCCATGTATCCCAAGTAGCTCTTGCGCTGACGATAGACCGTCGCTTCGGGGTCCATGCACCAGTAATGGATCGGCAGGCTACCAGTGGCATCAGGCTCAATTAGACCCGCCCACTTGTCGAAGAATTCGCTCTCCGACATCCATTGCAGCCGGAACAGGAACGTCCGCAGCCTGACCCCGGGCGTGGCCGCAATCACCCCGCTGCGGGCAATCTCGATCGTGCCAAGGTTTTCGAACCCGAGCTCCCTATCCCGGTTGTAGAAATTGGACGGCTCCCGCTTCTCCCCGAACACCAGATAGGCCGCCGAGAAGTCCCCGGTGTGCCCGCTTATATCAATGCGCCACCAGCTCGCATTGACGACCGAGGGCAGTTCCAGATGCGAGTGATAGCGCCCCCCTATCTCGGTTCGGGCCGGCGCGATCAGGGCAAGCGCGCCGCTGTCATAGGGTGCTGTGCCGTCGACCTCGGCCTGGGTCGTGCCGAGCCGGACGCGGATCGTGGTGCCGGGCAGTGCATTTGCTGCCATTAGCGAGACGAAGTTGACGGCTTGGGTCGCGCTGAACTGGCCGCGCACCCAGAGGTTCGTGTCGCCGGTGCTTTCCCAGCGCATACCGGGATGGGGCTGGGCGAGATGCGTGGCGGGCCTGTTCGCCTTCTCATTGCCCGTGGCGATGTTAGACAGCGCGAGCGGTAGGACAGCGAAAGGCTTGAGTGGCATAGCCTACCCCCAGGTTTCCAGAGTGGTGCGGTCGGTGTTGAGGTCGATAGTGACGCCGACGATCAGTGCCGGCGAATTGCGGTCCTGCTCGTCGTCGATGACACGCACGGTTGGAAGGCTTGCCGACCGATCAAGGCTTGCTGCGGGCTCGATGCCATTGAGCGAGGCCGTGACCAGTGTTCGGCGCTCCGACAGTAAGGTCAGCCGCTCATCGACCATGGCCTGCGCATCGGCGGGATCGTCGAAGAAGGACTCAAGCGGTTCCGCCGTGTCGCGCGCGGCGCTGCCATAGAGCGCGGCAACCGCGGTGTCGGGTCCGGCGGTGACGACCCGGAAGGCTTGCGTGATGAACCCGATGCGGGATGGTGTTGCGGGCATGGGTTATCTCCTGATCCGCGCCAGCGAACCCAGCAGTGTTGCTATAGACAAAATGTCCCCCGCTATCTTGGTGCCTTCGGGCAAGCTGTTAAATGGGTCAGTCATGGCCTTCCTCGGTCAGTCGCTCGGCTTCGGTGCGGGTCATGGGTAGAAGTCCCACGCAGCCGGGTCAGCAATGTAAGCCGCCTGATCGGCCTCGCTTTCCGGCACAACAGGCCAGCGGGTCGGCGGGCCAGCCACAACACCGCGCGTGTTCCAATCCCAATGGAACTGCGGCCCCACATTGGCAACCAGAGGCGTGCCGTCAGGGAACTCACCGATGTATGCCACATCGGCACTGCTATAGACCCGAGCATCAGGATTAATGCGGAAGTCGCCTTGCGCCGGGCCATGGTCTGCCAGTGTGCCGCTAGATGCCTCGGCCCATGCAAGGAACAACGCATTAGCCCCGCCGATGGTTTGATCGGCGGGCAGAATATACGCGCTATTCGCATCCTGACCCGTAGCAGTTTGCCATGCCGCAAGGGTTTGGTATGTTACACCGTTGTAACGGCACCTGATGCGGAAATCCGCGCGGAACGTGCCGAAAATATTATAGTCGCCCGTGTATCCCGTGTTTGTGTTGAGATCTACCAGCGGTAAGGCGTTAGCATTGATGCTGAGAAATATAGAATTTCTCAGATCAAGGTTGTTAATTCCTGTCGAAATCGGCTGCATACAGCCAGTAGAGCCGTTGGTGCTGATCCAGACGCAATTGTGAATTTCAAAACCGTTCGCAATTCTAATCGGCTTGTTGTCATAGGAGCAAGAATGATAAAAGGAATGCTTGGCGTCCCAAGACGCCAAGCCCGCATTAGCTATACCGCCGCTCATTAGACCGTAGGTCACGGGAGGGTCAGCGGGGGTGGTGCCCGTGGTCAAGTTGAACGGGCCGCTGTTCTTTATATACGGCGCAGTGTAGGAAATTCCGGTTCCTCTAAAGCCGCCCGCGCTCGCCAGACCAACAAACCAGCATTGCGTTGCCGTGCAGCTGTGCGTCACTCCGGGTTGATCATTGTGCGAGAAAAGGCCCGCTACATCTTCGTAGCCCGTCTTGTCCGGGTTATCCCCCACAAGAAAGCCAGTGCGCACTACGCTACCGGGGAACGTGCCCGGTATGGTCGTGAAAAAAACCGCCAGATTGCTGTCGCCCGCATTTCTGCGCGGAGTTGATCCGCGGAAAATGCAATCCGTCACGGTTCCTTGCGCCAAATAACAGCCGCGCCTGCTGTCAACCGAAGCGATCCTATTGTAATTGATCACCGATGTGCTGATGAACGCCCCCGCGCTACTTGAAGCATTGTAGCCCAGAACCGGACCCAAAACAGAGAGATTGTAGCCGTTAGTCGATGTCGCGGTGTAAATAGCAGCCTGTCGCTTCGACGCCTCATAGAGTTTCCCGTTAGTATTCGGGTTACCACTATCGCTAGTGTGCAGGTAAAGAATGTCATTACCATCAGGCGACGTTGTGATCAGAGTGCGCCCCGGAGTCGCGTTGAGCGTGGCCAAGTCGCTTGTCAGATTAACAAGTTCAATACTGTCTTCATAAACGGCCAACAGGAAGTTGTTGGCGATAGACTCGCTAATCCAGTTCGGCAGATACCAGACATTCGGGAAGTTTACGGCATCTGGTTGCGTCCAGCCCGTCGCAATGTCGGTGCATCGAATGATCGGAGGAGAGCCTGTGCCGACAACCCCTACCGTAATTCCGGTTGTTGCACCGAAGTTAAGGGCTTCGCGCCAATCCGAACCGCTAACCAAAGCAAGATTAGTTCCGCTGCCTCGCGCGAGCACTTCAGTTCGCGCCTTGCTTAAGGTCTGGAACGCGGTCAGTGCGGTCAGGCCATCGTTGCTGTCCGAGCCGTTCACGCTGTCCACGTAGAAGTCGGGCACAAAAGCACCCCCACCGCCCCCCAGCGAGCCAATCCCTAGGCCCCTCAAAGGCGAGACGATACTACGCATGGCTGACGAACACCTGCGCGGCAGTCGATGCGCTCTTGGCATAGACCCGGTTCGCACCGCTGACGCCGGGGAACAGGTCGGAAAGAGCGCGCTTGGCCTCACCCTCGCCGGGCCGGTAGAGAACGCCGAGATCGTTCGCACCGGGCGCGACGGCTCCGACCGTGCCCTGAATATAGATCGCGCTGGCACCGATGTTCTGGAACGTGATCTCGGTGATGTTGGCGTCAGTGATCTGCGTCCAGGTCGTGTCGACGGGAACGGTGGTGTTTCTCGGCATATCAGGTTCCTTTCGGGTCAGGCGATGATGGTCACATCAAGGCGGGTGTTGGTGGCCGTGATCGTGCCAGTGCCGCTGGTGCGGCGAAGCTCAATGGTGAAGGTCACGTTTCCGGCTGAGGTGCTGTAGGAGTCATCGAAAAGATCGGTGAAATCAGTCGGCGAGATGACCCCGCCCGTGACGACATTCTGGCTGGCAACCGATGCCACCTCGACTCCATTGAGCAGCAGGCGGGCCTCGAAATCCGCAGTGCCAGTGCCCGAGGATACGGTCAGCCTACTCCGGCCGAAGCTGCCAAGGTTGGTGAGGCCGGCAGGCGCGCCGGTAACGGTCAGCGAGAGAATGGTCTGCCAGAGGTTGTTGTTGGCCGTCCCGGCAGTCGTGGTTGCAGACTCGTTGCGGATCACGGTCACAGGTGCCGCAGCCTCGGGCATATAGGTCACATTGATCGGCAATTCGGTCACGATGCCATCGGTGTGGGTATAGCGAACGGTGTAGGCACCGCTGATCGCGACCCCTGAGAGCGAAACCGTGCCGGTCGTCGAATTGATCGTGATAGTGCTGCCGGGCACGTTGGTCGAAGGCAGGCTCCATGTCCCGCCCGTCAGCGTCACGGTGCCGCGCTTGGCGACGTGAGTGACGGTGCGGGTGCCGACATTCCCCGCCTCGCCTTCCTTGATTTCGATGACCGGAAACTGTGCCTCAATGCTGCGCTGGGCGGTGGCGGTGATGTCTGAAACCGGCACCCACCCAAGAGTGCTCTGATCCCAGCGATAGAGCTCGAGTGTGTCCTCCGCGGCATAGGTCTGGCCGTCATAGTCGCCGGCAGGAGGCAAATCGGCCAAATCGCCTGACAAGACGACATTGCTGTTGGCGATCGCCGGGTCATCGCTCGCCGGACCCTCAAGGCTTGACCAGTAAGCATTGCTCGTCGTCGGCCATGTCGGCGGCGCATTGCCCGAGGCAGGCGTCGGGTTGCTATATATCCACCGGGTCTTGTCCACCGAGGAAACGATGTTCCCCTCGCGATAGACCGTCGCCGCGTCATAGGCACCCTTGTCGATGATCTCGGAGTAGAACGCGATCTCGTCGAAGCTATGCACCCGCCAGGACTGCGCGGCCCCCATCTGGATGCGCTTGTAGGGCGCACTGGTGTTCTGCCGCACCATGCCAAGCACAGGCGGCATCTCGCGGCCCTGCGCGTCCAAGGTGAACTGCTCGGTGCCGAAGACGACGCGCGATACGATGAGCTTACCATCCGGCGCGATGCCGGGGACGGCATTGCACGGCGCCACCATGCGCTGCACCAGCTCGAAGAAGCTGATCTGCCCGGCGATCAGGATGTTGACGTTGCGAGCAACAGCGGTGTCGAGCGCGGCAAGGCTGGCGGCATTGATGTTGCCGGACAGGCCGAGCCGGTCGGCGATTTCCTCGATGATCGCACCGGTGCGGCGCAGGAACCCACCGGTATTGTCGCCATCCACATCGACCGTGATGACGCCGGCAGGCGGGGCGCCGAGCCGGATCATGCCTTGTGCCAGACAGGTGCCCCAGCGCCCGGCCGGGATCGTCGCCCCTACCAAGGCGGCATAGCTGGCGAAGTCCCCGACGCTGGCGCCGAAGCTGGACCCGCGCTCATAGACCGCGGTGATGGCCTGCACCGGCCCGTAGCCGCTGACCTGAAACACGTTGTCGATCTGGTCGATGAACACCGGCTCGACATTGAGCGCGCGCCCGAACACCCACGGCTTGACCTGCCCCTTCAGGTCAGCACCGCCCTCAGCACCGCCTGTGCCCGCATAGGTGGCCGCAAGCACATCGGTATCGCCGAACTGGGTTGCAGCCGCCAGACGCAGCGACAACACACCGGCCTCGGACGCGAAGGTGTCCACCTTCATGGTTGCAAGGGTCTGAAGCGACCCGCCGTTGCGGCGCTGGATCGTCACCTCTGCGCCGGCCCAGTCGTATCGCTCGACACGCGGGAAGGCCCCGCTGCGCATCAGCACGCCGAGCGCCACAGTGAAGCTCGCCGAGCCGTTATCGACGCCCGAGGTGAAATCACCATCGAACAGTCGCGCTTGCAGAACGGGCTGGGCAATGATCGCGGGCCACCAGATCTGACCGTCCGCGCCGGTGTCAGCCGGATCCTGTGTCGCGCACAGCCTGACGGTGACGCGCGTATCGGTCCCCGGGTCAATCGGGTTCAAGGTAATCAGGGCCGTCATGTCAGTAGTTCGCGACCCTGCCGATGTTGTTGAAGATTTCGCTCAGGAAGCCACCGCCGCCGCCGCTGACAGGCCGAGGTCCGGCCAGTGCTCCGAGCGCGGTCACGATGTTGAAGTTGAGCGTGTCGAGCTTGGCGCCGAGGTTGCTGTTCATGGTGTCGATGCTGCGATCAATCTGCGGTGCATCATCGAACGGGCTCGGCCGGGCGGCACCGATGCTGGTCACGTTGGTCTGGCCCGCGATCGCCTGCTCGGTGAGGCTCGTCACCTGTGCCAAGCGGTCGAAATAGCTCTGGGTCGAACCGAAGAGTTGCCGCTCGATGTCCAGAAGCTGCTGCGAGATGTCGGCGAAGTCGTCGAAGGCGCTGGTGTCGCCCGCAGCCACGCGCGAAGCCAAGGCGTTGAACTCGCCAAGAGCGTTGGCACGCCGGTCGCGAAGTGAAAGCCCGCTGTCGCCGATCTTGAGGTCATTGAGCAACTGCTTCAGCGAGCCGACGACGCGATCCGATGCATCCTTGATCGCCTGCGCGCGTTCCAGATTGTAGAGCTCTTCAAGGCTGGCGAACTCTTCGGTGGTGGCCCCGGCCCGCTTGAAGAGATCAATCATCCCCTCGAATTCGCGGTTGATTTCGTCGATCGCAGCGCCGAGCGGATCCTTGAACGCCTTCAGCCGGTCGAAGACGGAACGGAAGGTCAGCGCATCACGGACACCGGCCTCGACATCCTTCGCGGCCTTGAGCAGCCGTTCCTCGGAAGCGCGCAGGCCCTTGATGACGCCATCCTGGATGAGATCAAGCACAGCGGCGCGAACCGCCGCCTCGGCATCCTCGCCAAAATCAAGCGCGCCGCGGCTCGTTTTGGTGCGCCCCTGTCCCGAGGTATCGACGCGGAAGTTGCCCTTGCGGACACCGATCGACACAGAACCGCGCGAGGCATCGACGCTGGCACCGAGCTGGTCGGCAATGTTCTGGATGCTGTCGAGCACATTGGTCGCAAGGCCGCTGGACTGGTCGCGAAGCGCACTCCTGTTGCCGCGGACGCCGGTGATCCCGAGACTGCCGCCGACGCCGCCGATGGTGGCCGAGGCGCGGGGGGTGCTCTTGAATGCAGCCCCGAGCAGGTTGCCCGCAATGGCGCCGATGATCTGCCCACCCGGGATCGGCAGGAATGTGCCCAGCGCCCCGCCGATCTGCGCTCCGGTATTGGAACCGCCGATGCCGAGAGCCTTGCTGATGCCGGAAACCTGCGAACCGATGGCCGAGCCGTTCAGGAAAGCGCCGAACGTCTCGGAAAGGCCCTCAAGCCCCTTGATGCTTCCGGTCAGGCCCTCAAGCGC